GCATACGGTTCATACCCGTAGTGTCGAGAGTTCGAATCTCCCTTCCGCTACTTTATTTTTGTTTAAGAAAACCTTGTGAAGCCTTGATTTTACTGAAAGAAAGGAGTTTTTGAATGGTGTCTTTTCTAAAGGTCAAAATCAAAGGTAACACTAAAGGTAACACGAACGGATGTATGGACGCTTAATGCGTTCTTTTTTTGTTGTATTTTTTGACGGCAAACTGTCGGAATCGTGACGGTTTTGCCGCCTTTTTTTATGCAAAAATATAATCAAAGGGAGGGATGGTGGTGTTTTCAGATGAAGTTCTTGAAAAAATTTTTGCCAGAAAAGAGTTACAGTCCTTGGACTTGTCAACGCAGTCGTCTATCATACACGCAATAGAAGATGTTTTAGAGGAGGTCAAACAGGATGAATATGAGCGGAGCATACCAGAATCCGATTTATAATCAGCAGATGCAGCAATACGGGCAGCAGTACGCATACAATCCGTATATGAATCAGCCACGCATTGATAATACACAAAATTATATGCAGGCACCGCAGCAAATTCAGCAGCAGATCCCGGTTCAAACTTTTGGCATAAATGGAAAAGTAGTTCCGGCGGTAGAAAACATCACTGCCAATGATGTGCCAATGGATGGCAGCGTTGCATTTTTCCCAAAACAGGATATGACAGAAATATACGCTAAAAGTTGGAACGCAGATGGCACAATTCGCACAATCGTTTTTAAGCCAGTTTCGCATGATACTGTTAGCAATTTATCGCATGATACTGAAAAATTGAAATTTGACCTATCAGACGAGTGCACAGGTGCATTTATGCAGAAGTTTGATGAACTTTTTGGGAAGATTGAACAGATAGAAAACCGATTAGATAAAATTCCAAGCAGTCAAAGAAAAACTTCACAGGTAAAAAAGGAGAGTGATCCAGAATGAATCCGGCACAATTATTGTTAAATCAAATGATGAATTCTCCGCAGGTTCAAAACAATCCTATGGCAAAAAATGCCATGCAAATGTATCAAAGCGGAGATACAGGTGGACTTAAGACAATGGCAGAGAATCTCTGTAAAGAAAGAGGAATTACGGTAGATGAAGCAAAACAGAAAGTTATGAGCATGTTTAATCATTAGTACATTTTGGGGTGCGCGCAAAATAACCGGTTATCCCATTTGTAAATAGATCAGATGGAGGTAAACAAAATGTTTAATGGAAATGCAATGCCTAGTCTTGCTGATATTGCAGCAGTGACAGGAAACGGAAGAAACAATGATGGCATGTGGGGCGGCGATGGCTGGTGGGCTATCATTATCTTCGCTATGATTTTTGGCTGGGGCGGCTTTGGCGGCAATGGCTGGGGAGGAAACGGAGGTATGGGAGCGACAGCATCTGCATACACCGACTCTGCAATTCAGCGTGGGTTTGACACGCAGGCTATCATCGGAAAGTTAGATGGTATCACAAATGGTCTCTGTGATGGATTTTACGCACAGAATACCGCCGTTATGAACGGTTTCCATGGTGTAGACAATGCAATCTGCAACCTTGGCTACCAGACACAGCAGGGATTTAATACCACAAACGTGACACTTATGCAGGCGCAGAATGCTTTACAGTCCCAGTTGGCTAATTGCTGCTGCGAGACCAGGGAAGCTATCCAGGGTGTAAACTACAATATGTCACAGAACACCTGTGCACTTCAGAACACCATGAACAGCAACACAAGAGACATTATCGACAGCCAGCAGGCAGGAACAAGGGCAATCCTTGATTACCTGTGTCAGGAAAAGATTTCTTCCTTACAGGCAGAAAATAATGACTTAAGAAGAGCCGCATCACAGGATCGCCAGTCTGCATTGCTCACTACTGCAATGTCAGCGCAGACACAGCAGATCATCAACGCTGTAAATCCGGCTGCAATCCCGGCATATGTTGTTCCAAATCCTAACGCTTATGCGTATGGCTGTGGATGCAACACAGGATGTAGCTGCTAAAAGTAGCTGCTACACAAAATTGAATAATTGAGTATCTTAATTGAGTTTAACTCGATTATGTCTGCTGTGCAGTATTGCTTATAAACACAAAGGGCAGACTATAATGTTTGCCCTTATTTTTTGAAAGAGAGGTAAATAATTATGGCAGAATTTACAGGAATTGCAATTCAAACTGTCGCGCAGGGAGAAGATGTGGCATTTACAGAAACTCAGGCAAACGCAACAAAATGTATTGTTCATAGACAGGGAAGCGGCATTGTTAAATTGAGAGGACTTACAAATCAGTGCCGGGCAAGATTTTTGGTATCTTATTCCGGGAACATTCAAATTCCTACCGGTGGCACAGTTGAAGCTATTTCACTGGCTATTGCAATTGACGGAGAACCGTTGCAGTCAACTCGAATGATTGTTACACCGGCGGCAGTTGAAAACTTCTTTAACGTTTCGGCGCAGGCATATGTGGACGTTCCTCGCGGTTGTTGTGTTACGGTAGCGGTACAGAATACGTCTACGCAGTCAATCGAAGTTCAGAACAGCAATTTAATTGCAGTCCGGGAAGCGTAAGGAGGGCGGTTTTATGGATATTAAGAGAATGCACGAAATGATCGAAAAACTGTCTGAAAGCGCAGAGTGTGAGTTTGCAAAAGGTATCGAATGTGTAGATACAGAAGAGATGGGAAAAGTCACGGACATGCTTAAAGACCTTGCGGAAGCCATGTATTACCGGACGCTTACAAAATCAATGGACGAATCAGACCCAGAGCAGGTTCTTGATATGTTTGAGCGTTACGGAGACGGCAGACGGTATTATGACCGTTACCGGTATGCAGACGGAAGATTTGCGCCAAAGGGAAGAGGAACGCGGAGAGGATATGACGAACCTCCGTACTGGCACATGACACCAGAAATGTACCGGGAAATGGAACAAGACCGTGATATGGATCGTCACTCTGGCAGAATGTATTACACAGAACCTAAAATGGCATCAGATGGTGGAATGCGTGATCGCAGAGAGGGCAAAAGCGGAATGAGCCGCAGAAGCTACATGGAAAGCAAAGAGCTTCACAAAGGCAATACGCCAGAAGACAAGGATGCAAAGATGCATGACCTTGAAAGATACATGAAAGAGCTTTCGGAGGATATGGCGGAACTTATCTCCGACATGACGCCGGAAGAGCGCACAATGACAAAAAGCAAGCTGTCAACGCTTGTTTCCAAAATGTAATGGCAGGGGCAGAAATGCCCCTGTTTGTTTGAACATTGACAACTGAATATCAGCTAGTGATTTGTGGATTTGGAAATTTTTCAAAAAGGTATTGACTTTTTGTTGCTACAGTATTATATTTGTTGTAGCGACAGAAAGAGGGGAGGTGCAAAATGTCACCAAGAACAGGTAGACCAAAGTCTGACAACAGCAAAGACACAATGTTTAGAGTTCGACTTGACGATGAAACTGTTCAAAAATTAGAATTTGCTTCTGAACAGTTAAATATCACAAAATCTGATGTTGTTAGAAATGGTATAGAAAGTGAATACCAAAGGTCGTTAAAAAAATAGAGTGTTGACACTCCGCAAAAGTCAATCAACACTCTATCAACCGAGATAACTCTCTGTGAAATATTTTATCATAGAGAGTATCTCTTTTCAAGAAAAAATTGAAAGGCAGGAAAAATCTTTAAAAAGGTATTGACATTATGAGTTCCAATAAATATAATGAGATTGTGGAACTCAATAAGTGAGGTGGTAAAAATGAGTCCAAGAACAGGCAGACCTAAAATAAATAATCCGAAAAGCAATGATGTAAAAGTTAGGCTTGACGATAAAACCACAAGCGAGTTAGATAAATATTGCATTGAAAATAACATTACAAGAGCAGAAGCAATTCGCAGAGGTATTCATTTACTTTTAGGCAAGGAAAAAGAGTAACTTACACCATAGACAAGTAGAAGTTACTCTTAAAACACCAATCCGCAAGGACTGATAAATATATTCTATCATTTCCTTGCGGAAAATCAAGTATTTTTTGAAAGAAAGGTAGATTATTATGAGAGAACTGTATATTGAAGAAATTACAAAAAATCTGAATTTACTTAGCGAACACTTTTTAAGATGTGTCTGGATTTTTACAAGTAACCTTGCATCTGACAAGAAAGGCGGTACAAGATGAAAGAACAGTTAATTACAGAAATCCAGAGCATACAGGACGAAAAATTTTTGCAGTTTATTTTGAACACAATTATTTCATTCAAGAATAAATGGGGGATTTGCTGATGAATGATATTCAGATGAAACAATTAGAGCAAACTCTAACCAGCATGGAAGTTGCGGAAATGGTCGAAAAGACACACGCAAACATGTTACGAGATATCAAAAGGTACTGTAAACAGATGGAACAAAACAATATTACAGGTAAAATCAAAATTGATGTGGCTGATTTCTTCAGAGAAAGCACCTATAAGGACGAGCAAGGAAAAGAACGCCCATGCTATGACATTACCAAGAAAGGCTGTGAATTTATCGCGCACAAGCTGACTGGAGTTAAGGGAACGGCTTTCACGGCTCAATACATCAATCGCTTCCACGACATGGAACAGGCTCTGAAAAATACGCAGGCTGAAATTCCGGAGAAAGACCCGTTTGCACGCTGGAGCATCGTAAAAAAGATAGAAAGTGGTAAATGGTTTAATAAAAATAACTGGAAACTCAAAATTATCTGTGACCGGTTCGGATGGACGAGAAAATTTTTATATCACAAAATTCTTGTGGAATTGTCTGACTTACATAACTTAGAACTTGTGGAAAAGTTCTATACAGTCACATATGGGCATAAACCGGAGTACAAGATGGACTTGCTAGACTACAGCAAAGAACTTGCTGGAACAGCAACAAGGTACATTAATTATTTGTTGATTGAAGAGCAAGAAGAATAACTTTAAATTTAGAAATCACTGGCTGATATTTGGCTGGTGGTTTCTTTTTTTGGAGGTAAAATATGTTTGTGATAAATGGTATTGAATGGGAAATAAAATTTGTCCGCGGTACAAGCAGTAAGCTGATGCGATCTGATGGCTCTATCAGCCTTGCTGTGACAGATTGGAACAACAGGGCTATATATGTTTCAGATAAACCGAAAAATGGCTATTTGCGCAAAATACTGGCTCATGAACTTTGTCATTGTTTTTGCTTTTCCTATAACATTCATATGCCGATTGAGCAGGAAGAGTATCTTGCGGACTGGATCAGCCTGTACGGTACTGATTTGATCTATCTTTTGGATGATCTGATGTCAAACATTGATTGGAGGGCAGCATAGTGGACAAAATAGATGAATTGCTGCGGTATATTCACAGAACAAACCCGGAAATGACAAGGGAAAAGCTGATAAATGAACTAAGCAGAAGTGATTACGCCGCACGTTCTTTGCTTTTCACAAAAGAAGTTGTTTGTCAAGAAGAAAAATAGTAAAATGTTTTTGGGGTGATAGTATTGTACAATGGATGTCATACATCTTTTGATGTTATGAAAGAATATATGATCTATGGAGCGGAGCTTGATGAAAAATATCAGATCCCGATTGTCCCGGCATGCAGCTTGGATTATTTGCCGGAGGACTCCATAGATTTTGGAGAGAGCTTTTCACAAAAGATAAAAGGGCATAGAAAATTAAATGTGAATTTCTATATTGACGATTCAAAGTTTCAAAGACTGTGGAATAACCCGGATAAATACCTAGAGCACTTGAAGTGTTTCCACTCGGTCTGTATGCCGGATTTCAGTATTGCTACAGGCGATTGTGGTATGCCGTTTGCTTTGAATCTGTATAATGTGTACCGGAATCATGCGCTTGCACATTACATGCTGCTGAACGGGATCCGCGTTATACCGTCCGTAGGCATCCCGGACAAAGATAATTATGATCTTTGTTTTGCCGGGTACAGTAAGGGTGGTGTGATCGCTGTATGCACAAATGGAAGAGTGCGGGCAAAGGCGGCACGGATAGAGTTTTGCGAGGGATTCAAAGTTATGATCGACATGTTGCAGCCACATACAGTGTTGATCGTCGGGAAGATACCGGATGAATTAAACACCGATGTAAAGATTGTAAATTATAAATCACGCAACCAGAAGGTCAATGAGAGGTTTTCAAATGGGAACAAGAACAACAAAATCACAGAAAAAACAGAAACAGACTGAGAGTCAGAGGAAGAGAAGAGAACGAATTAGTCAAATTTCACAAGTTGCGAAATGACGCATAATAATTTACTGTGCATATTGTCTTTTCACAGTTGAAATCTCATTTTTCAACTTTTGAATTTTTTCTTCATTGGAAATGACTCGATTTTGAGATCAGAAATCAGAATTTTCACACACCGGCGAGCTGCCGGTGATGTCTCCAGATGTGTACCGGATGTCTGCTGGTGGTTTTTTGGATGCTTCCGGCGAGCTGCCGGGATAGTGCGCATCGTCGCGATCAGCAGATCGGCACTGTCTGACATGCTGCCGGATGCCAACGCAGCAATATAAACACAGTGTTTACAGGTTTGCGACGTCGTAAAAACGGTTTGCAGGCGTTTCGTGCTGTGAATATATAAAAGTACTGCATTGCCTTGCGCAAGCCTTAAAATGGCTTATACGCGTTTGTTTAAACGTCATTATATGACCGGGCGTGTATCTTGTCAAGCTGGAATATATCCGGGCACTGGAAAAAGCCGGGGGTGCCCGGCTTAAAATTCCTCTATTTCTGCGGCGTTTTGTTCCCAGTCTGGAAGAGTTTTAAAAACTTCCCAAGCATCGTCGAACGTTTTAAAGTCCGTTCCTTTGCCGTCATTTCTGAAAAATCCATCTTCAACGCTATAAACACTTCCCATGCATGTGACTTGAAAAACTGTCTGTGCTCCGTTCGGATAAGTCATTTATAAATCCTCCTAAAAAAATAATATTCCCTTACGGGTAGAACCGCCGCCGGCAGTGGTTCCGGCGTGCATCCTCTGCGGCGGTTATTATGCTTTTTTATATCCGTTTTCAGCAGCATATTTTTCAAGCTCTTCCAGTGTTTCAAATGTTGTCACAATTCCGCCGAATCCTTTTGTAATTCGGTCGATTGTATACATGCCACAGTCATACAGGCATGCATAAAAGTTTATTCTGCCTTTTTTTAATAAAAATAATTTTCTCATACTTCAATTTTCCTCCATATTCAAATTTTTTGGTAAAAGCAAGCCGGGGAATCGAACCCCGGTAAACGCCGCCGCTTGCCTAATTTATAAAATTGTGCGAACCTCATTATAATCATCATTTAGCTCTATCAGATTAAATAAATCGTGTTTTTCTCCTAACTCAAAATACTGATTGATAGCATCCTCTTCGCTATCGGCTAAAATTATTTCGAAATTATCGTCTTCGATCTCTGCTCTGTAATACTTCATAAGATCAACCATCCTTTCATTTTCCTATAGATACAGTTCCATAAGTCCCACATTTTTATTTTCAACTAAGACAACGCCTGGGCGGACAACGGAAACATACTGTTTTACAACGTTCTCGATTCGCTCGTTGCTGTAATACGGTGCCAACTTTTGGCGTGTGTATTCTTTCGCTTCTTCAAGTGTCATCATCTTCATAAAATCAACCATCCTTTCATCATGCGCCCTGTCTCATCGGTGCAGGTAGGGCAGTTCCTGCAGACGGCGGCAGCTTCCGCCGTTTCGACTTAATTTTTCATTGCGCAACCAGTCCAAGTTTTACAAATTGTACCGTTACAACTTATACCGCATTTTTTACAGCTATAACACATCGTGTTTAAGTCACCATAATAAATATTATATGCATCCTGTCTTTCTTCCGGTCTCATTGCAAGAACGCGTTCAAATGCTCTTTTTACAGTCGGGAGAACAGCCGCGCCGCTTTTAATCGCCTTGGCAAGCGCCGCCATTTCATCGGCTGTTTTATCGTAAATGTGTGAAATTATGTTATCAAATTCTTCTGCTGAAATATTAAGTTCTTTTAAATCCTGTTCGTATGTTCTCATGTTTACGCCTCCCTCTCAATTTCTACTTTCTCAATTCTTCCGGCTTTCATTTCTTCGATGATCGCCGCCAGTTCGTCAAGGATATTTCCCTCTTCTGGTTGCTGAAAAGTGTAAGTATCATTTATCTTTCCCTCAATTTTAATTTTAACTTTCATGATCGTTCCCTCCTGTTTTTGTGTTCTTTGTTTTCCTGTTGAGATTATAATACACAAAGATGTACTTTTAATCAATATACAAAATACACAAAGATGTACTAACATAATATACAAAATACACAAAGGTGTACAAAACAATAAAGATTGACAATGAATACACAATGATGTATTATTCATTTATAATAGAAAAGAAAGGAGTGCACCATATGACGGAGACAGTAGAAAAAAGAAAGAACGTTTATAGCGGGTCTGTTTCATATAGAAGATTATGGGAGACACTGGAAAGAAGAGGGATTAAAAAAACAGACTTGAAAGATAAGGAGAAGTTTAATTTATCCCCAACACTGGTTAATCGTCTTGTAAAAAATCAAAATGTCAGTGTTGATACGATCATGTATTTATGCGATCGGCTGAATTGTCAACCGTGTGATATTTTAGAGTATATAAAATAAATACACAAAAATGTATTTTATGTATTGACAAATAATACACAAAGGTGTATTATAATATTGTCGAAAGGCAATAGGCGAAAGCCGGAAAGGAGAAAAATGAGCGAAGATATGAGTGTATTTAAAAGTTACTTAAGAAGGCTTTTACAGGATCTGAAAGACCTCAAAGAAGTTTTGAAGTCTAAGGATTATGAAAAAGCGGAAAAGATGGTCGATCAGCTGATTGATGATACTCAAAAGGGTATTGAAGACAATTAAAAGAAAGGGCTGGAGAAAATCCAGCCCGACACACAAAAACCATACCAAGTCAAACAAAGCACACGAAAGACAATTCCCAAAAAGTTGGGAAATCTTTCGTGTTTTTATTTTTGGAGGTGGTGCAGGGAAACAAGACGAATTTACAAAAGATATACAAACCTACGCAAGATAAAATATACAATTTTGTTTTACTAAGGATATTATGACGCTAAGTTTTACACAAGATGACTATATTTGAAAGAAATTGAAAGGTTTATGTATATGAATAATTTAACAGTGACGGAGTATAAAAATATTCGCGTACTCACAACACAGCAGATTGCGGACGCGTATGGAACAGATAGTAAAACGATTTCATACAATTTTAATCATAACAAAGGGCGGTATAAAGAGGGTAAACATTTTATTTTGCTTGATGGAGAAGAACTCCGGGCGTTTCGTGAAATTCACGATTTGCCAAGTAATCTTAATCGTCTGTATCTCTGGACAGAGAAAGGCGCGTTTCTTCATGCAAAATCATTAAACAATGATATTGCTTGGGATGTGTATGATAGACTTGTTGACAACTATTTCAACAAAGATCAAAACGAAATCCCGAAAGATTACCCTACAGCGTTAAGGGCTTACGCTGATGCACTGGAAAGAAAACAAGAGCTTGAGGAAAAGAATAAATTTCTCTTGACCGAAAACGAGAGGATGAAGCCGAAAGAAGAATTTTTCGATGCCGCAACCGATAGTAAAGACGCTATTGATATAGGGCAGGTCGCTAAGGTTTTGAACTTCCCGGGAATTGGTAGAAACAAGCTTTTTGAAATTCTTAGAAATAACGGAATTTTGAAACAGAACAATGAACCATATCAGAAATATATTGATTGTGGATATTTTAGAGTTATAGAACAGAAATATGAAGCCAGACCGGGAGAAATCCGGATAAATATTAAAACCCTTGTTTTTCAAAAAGGTGTTGATTACATTAGAAAAATACTTGACAAAGTAGCATAGATAAATAGAAAGGGCGGCATGAAAATAGCCGTCTTTTTTGTGAAAAACATAGAAATTCTTTGTAAGAATTTTACAAAATTCCAAGAGTGATAATTTTATTACGGACAGGACAAAAATGATAGAATTGTACCAGTTTTGTTGCAATGCAACACCTCTGCAACAAATTGCAACATTTTTGCAACGTAGAGTAAGACACTAGAGTTAGAGAAAGAGTATATTCTCTCTTGTAATATAAAAATATATATTATAAATAAGGCAGTATATTTATATAAATAATATATATAATATACAGGCTTAAAATTTAATTTTAAAATATACCTTGACAAGAAAATGATAGAATGATATTGTTTTATTAAATTAAAAAGCATTCGGGCAACGGGCGGCGGCAACCGTCGAGGTCCCGAAAGAAACGGACTTCATGCAGCCGGTACAGTCGAGATCATCATGATCTGATTGTATCAGTTGCATTTTTTATTTTAAGTATTCCAGTACTGGAGAGAGGAGATATATAACATGTCAGCAGTTGAAATGCAGGAAGTAAATAATACAGTTGATGTTTTTAAAAGTGATATTGACATGTATATAAATCTCTGGATGGAAGAGAGACATGTAGAGGACATGTGCAAAGTATCGCAGAACAGATGGTATAACTGCTGTAAATATGTCTATGAGAATGTATTTAAAGTTAATCCAAAGTACCTAAAGGATGATAATAATATTAATAATGCCTATGATACAGATAAGGTTAACGAGGTATTAGATATATATATAGACCTGTGTAATGACTACGAGAAAGTAGTGAATATTGTTGGGTTTACATTCTTTACCGGAATACATAGAGATACGTTAAATGGGTGGGTTAATGGCGTGCAGCTAGGCTCTTCAGGTTCCGACATTTGCAAAAAGATTGACCAAATGAGGGAAGAAAGTCTTGTAGGTTTGCAGATCTCCGGGAAAAACAATCCCATGTGTTACATGCCGTCACTCAACAAGTATTGCGGCTTTAATATGCCCGGCGTAAGAGACCAGGGAGCCAGAGCAAGAGCATTGACAGCTTCGGAGCTTCCAAAACTGGGAGGCGGGAATTGTGCGAGATTGCCGGACAACTTTGACAATTCAAGCCCAGATAATGGTGAAATCGTGATAGACAATTCAAACAATTCAAACACCAGTATTTAAGCACCTTGAGCCGCATACTTTCGTTTAAACAGTTTAAGAAACTTAGGTTTAACGAATAGTTAGAACACAAACAGAGAATTGTACGAACAATTCAAACAATTTATCAATGTTCAAAGCATGATTCTGCATGGAGGGGGAGGGGGTTTGATAGGTTGAGAAAATCAGCACTACTAAGTCCTTTAAATATCCTCAAAAACAAAAAGAGATTGGATGGAAAAGTATGAGAGTAGTATCACAAAGCAAAGACGTTTCGCTTGATTTTGACCGAGCGGTATTCACAGCAAATCATGGAATGATAACTGCTATGGTTGATGGAAAAACGTTTACCATTGGGACGTATGCAAATTTAGGTAGAGAAAAAGAAGTATTCTCTGATATGCACAAGGCATTTTCGGCTTTTCAAGTTATTAGCACAAACATGGATAAACAACAGGTGGCCGAAATGTTTGCAGTATCTAAAAACATATCGATCAGATGCGTTGAGATGAATGATCCTTGTATGGGAATAACTGTATTTGATAACATGGTCTATTACATGCCGGAAAAGTAGCGTTAATATAGCGCTATCGCCAAGCGGTAAGGCACTGGATTTTGATTCCAGTATTCGCAGGTTCGAATCCTGCTAAAGAAACTTGCGGGAGGAAAACAACCATGGTAATTATTAAAACGATTATATCGACGCTGGATGTTATTTTTATGCTGATACTATTTGTATCTGGCAGAGAATCCAAAGACAAAGAAACAGCAATTGCATTATGGGTACTTGTGATGTTGCTGTTGCTGAACATGTTTCTGATGTGGAGGTAACAGAATGTTTTATAGTCCAATATTTGGTATTTGCTTTCAGCTGCCTATCATTTGTGCAGAGGAAAGAATACATATAACAAAATCAAAAGGACCGGACATCACCGGAGATTTGCTCGATCTGGATAGTGACGCTGAGCACCAGTCTGAGAAGTCGGAGCATCCAGTATAGCTTAAGTCCACTGGCATTCGGTTTTTGCAAGAAAAAACTCGGCGCAAGCAATTATTCGGTGTTAGTGGACGTCGGCAAAATAAAAAGATCAAAAATACTATCATAAGCGGCGCGCTATGCGCGCTGTGACGGAACGTAGCTCAGAGGAAAGAGCAATCTTTTCATTCTTCCATGCTCTAATGAATTGATAGCCGCAGGTTCAAGTCCTGCCGTTCCGATTGAGAGATAGGTTTAAAGCTTATCTCGGAATACGAAAAGTTCGTATTTCTCCTTTCGCCACTAGTACGATTCTGTTAAGGGCGGTGCGAGACCGTCCGGTGGTATTTGCCGCGGAGCGCGGCATTAGGCGTAAGACTATATGGTGATGAATGATGATCGTTCCGTAATTTGCTGACAAGCAATCCATATAGCAGTCAGACTTGATAGTTCGGGTGCCTATCCCACGGTGCCTGAGCTGTCAAAAATACAATTAGGCTGTGGCGGAAAAGGTAGACGCTTAAGCATAAGACAACCACGCTTTGGTTAGGAACAAGTCATTGAATCAACAAGGCAATGAAGGAACCTGTTAAGGGTGTTACCCGTTGTGGAAAGTCGTTGTTATGTGAGGTGCAAATCCTCACCAGCCTATTTTCTGTGATATCACACAGGATAGTGCAATGCATGGCACGAAAAATATGATTGCTAACCGTCTGAGGGCGGTTTTGGGGAAGCGGCAACGATTGGCGGTGTTGCGGCTGACTGTAAATCAGTTCCCAAGTGGTAAACACTGGAGGTTCAATTCCTCTCTTCCCCATTTCACTCAACTCCCTAAAAACACTGTTTGGCAGGTGCGTGGTAGACAGTTGTAATGGATGGGTTGTTTAAGAAATCGCACCATCAAGATGCAGTGTTCCCACAATGGTATTGGAACGGCTTGCTAAGCCGCCGGGCGTTTATTCGCCTTGTAGGTTCGGGTCCTACACACTGCGCTAACTTACGACAGGGGTGAACCTTGCCGTAAGCGGTAGAAAGTCCGTGTGAAATTGTACAAAGTGGTGGCAAAAGCAATTTTGAATATAACAGTTCTACCACACTGCTATATTTGCCGTATGTCCGGGTGGTGAGGGGGCGGTCTTGAAAACCGTTGGCTGTAAAAGGCTTGCAGGTTCAAATCATGTGTGCGGCGTTTGCTTGAAAAAAATCGAGCGTTGATGTGTGACGGAAAATAAACCGGAAATAATAGAGGTAACAACTTTGGAAGATTGTGAACCTAGGTTTATGAGGAAGTAATTGAAATGTGTGAATTTTGCAAGGATTACGATAATAACAGAATATTCGGCGCTAATATTCCCATTCAGAAGTGTGCAAATGAAACGAATTTGACAAATGCGCAAATTATGATGAATACAGGGGACAAAGTTCCCGGGATTTTGATTTATTCAAACTATTGTATGGCGAAAGGATACTTTGATATTGTATTTTGTCCGATGTGCGGCAGAAAGTTGGTTGAAGAATGACGTGTTATGATTGTGCTTACCTTGGATTTGATAGAAACGAAGTTGTAGGGATGGCTGAAATGTGCAACCATCCGGGAAAATGGATTCCTGGTGCTGGATTTGCTGACAGTGAACATGAATGTGAATTTTTCAAAAAGAAATCTGGAGTTTCTAAAGGGGATTCATATTCCGAAGATGAAAAAGAAAAGGCCAGGGAATATTTCCAAGAATACTATGTTCAAAATCCTGTTGGCGATTTAACATGCGAACAGGATTGGGCACAGTTCGTTGAATATTTAAAAACTACTGATTCAAATGCATGATTTGATAGGAGTATTGAAGAATGAGCATGGCAGAAGTAATTGAATCAATAGAGCGTGAAGCACTTAGAGAAGCACAATCGCGCGAAATAGGCGGTAGAAACGGCGAGCCTATAGATTGTTCCAATTTAGAAGATGAACTTGTTATTGTGGCAAATAAAGAGGAAGACAGGCAAAAACTTTATGAATGTTTTTATAAACAAGAGCCTATCGAACCTAATAATAAAAAATGCAACCTGACCTTTTGCCGATATAACACAGACAGAGAATGCACCAATGACGATAAAAGAAAAGAATGTGTCGAAGTTTCAAGAAAGGTGTTGTGAATAAATGAAGAAAACAAGAAGTAAAATAATCATTAAAACAAGAAAAGGCGGTTACACAAAGATTTATGCTAACGGAAAATGGCAGAAAAAGGTATACAACATAGACTTTCATGCAGACTGTGTTGGAAATGGCATAAATACTGTATGTGTGTTTGATAGATACAAGACGGACAAGAATGGAGTCACAATTTATAACGGAGAAAACAAGGAATTTGAGGCAGAACACTGTACAGCAAGAATTTAAAAATTATTACCGGCTAACAAACGGAGTTAGTCGCTAACCAACAAAAATTATTGGCAGAGGTCTTAAGGCACTTCTGCTTTTTTGCGGAGGTGCTTTTTTTTGGCAAGTTCAAGCCTAATTTCCACAGTAAATGGATATGAAAATTACATAAATACACATGGAATAGATGAACAGGTCATTGACGCGTACATAGAAGCGGCAGGAGTGGCAATAAATACAGAAAAGGATATTCAGTATGGATTACAACTTACAAGCCGTTCTAAGGGCATTGTAGAGCGTTTTTGCATGGGTAGGACAGGCGGTAGAATACTTGACCTTGAAAAATACAGCCAACAACATGAAGAAAAATACACCCTTGTTGATGACTATTACAAAATTCTTCTGATTGAAGCACATTACCGATTTGAAAGTTTCATGCTATACATGGAAAAGAATAGACCGGTAGAAGAGAGATTTTATCAGCCGAGAATAAATCCATTACGGCAGGTAGCGCAGCTTATTCAAGATCTGTACGATGATGTGCTGGACGAAGGAATGGTATTTTGCCCTGGACGAATCGGCAAGACACAAATAGTCAAAATGGGAAATCTGTGGTTTGGTTCTAACAGGCCAGAGCGATCTAATCTGTATTCGGCATATTCAGACAAAATTACTGGTGGTTACTATGACGGTATCATAGAAATGATTACGGACCCGACATACACGTATGCTGAAATATATTCAAATATAGTAGAGAAAAAGTTGGTTACTGACGGAAAAGATTTGACAGTAGACCTTATACGTAAAAAAACATACCCAACATTTACAATGCGAAGCATTTACGGAACATTGAATGGTGCTTGTGACTGTGACGGGCTTGGAGTTTATGATGACTTATTCAGCGGTATTGATGAAGCATTGAGTGAAGACAGGCAAAATACTGTATGGGGAAAATTCGACAACAACTTTATGCCGAGAATTAAGCCTGGAAAGGCTAAATTGTTGGGGATAGGAACACGTTGGGCGAAAAAGGACGTTCAAGGTAGACGTTTAGACCTATTACAAAATGATCCTGAATACAAAGGCATACGGCACAGAGAGGTTATTATTCCTGCCCTAAATGAAAACGGAGAAAGCAATTTTGATTATCCGTATCATTTGGGATATACAACTCTTGATTACAAAAGACGTATGGCATCTTTTGAAAACAATGACGATATGGCATCATGGTTTGCACAGTATCAACAGGAGCCTATTGAAAGAAAGGGTCAGATGTTCAATGTCGATATTATGAATTTCTTTAATCCGGCAGAACTTGAAGGAATAAGACCTGATAGGATATTTGCAGCTAATGACCCTGCTTATGGTGGCGGTGATTTTGTATCAATGCCTATCTGCTATGAGATTGACGGAGAACATTATATTACTGATGTTGTCTACAATGACGGTGATAAGGAAATTACCATACCGGAAGTTACTTCACGAATGGAAAGACATTTAGATAAATTTAATAATAAGACAGCAGAAGTCCATTTTGAGGAAACAAAGACAACATCAGCATACCGCACAGACTGTGAAAAAATATGGGAAAAAGACGGATACCCTATTAACACAAGTCATGATCCGGCAGACAATCAGACTGCAAAAATGGATAGAATCAAAAATCATGCTCCAGACATACGAAAACTTCATTTTGTGGACATGAAATATCAAACAAAAGAGTACAGAAAGTATTTTCAAAATATTTTGTCTGCTACTTTTGAAGGGAAAATGAAGCATGATGACGGGATAGACTCTACGGCACAATTATGTGACATGATTTATGGCAATAAAAGAATAGCAAGAGTTGAAGCAGCGCAAAACCCATTCAGGAGGTATTAATATCTTATGGTAACAAAGGAAGTTTTATCACAATATTCAGACCTGCAAGAAGAGGTGAAAGAAGTAAGATTAAAGATAGAACGGCTTGAAAAAGATATAAGTAAAATCGAAGCCGGAGAAATGGTTATAGATTCTGTTAGCGGCGGCGATGGCGGTAAACAGCATTTTAAGATTGAGGGTATACCTTTTCCAGAGTACAGCAGAAAGAAAACACTTCTTTATGCTAGAAAAGCCACGTTGCAGTTGCTTGAAGATGATTTGCTGGAAAAAACCAATGAGGTTGAAGAATTTATTGCAAGCGTTGATGATAGCAGAATTAGAAGAATAATTAACCTTAGATTTTTAGAAAATCAATCTTGGAATAAGGTTGCCGACCAAATAGGAGGCAATAACACAGAAGACAGCGTGAGAAAAGCGTTTGATAGATTTATGAAAGAGTAAAGTTGTCCGATATGTCCGTTTTTTTTCTGATATAGTTATAATCGAAGAAGTCAACAAATAGTTGAACACTTTACCATCCCCCCATTGGAAGAGCATCGAATAGGAATCTCCGGTGCTTTTTCTTTTGCAAAGAAAAGAGGACCTTATGGTATATATACCAAAAACAATATATTGTCCGCAGTGCGGAAGAAAAGTCGCCACGCACGATGGGCGTTCAACAATGAACATTTCTGTGGAATGTAGAAAATGCCACAAGAAAGTTGTTTTTTATCCGGAGAATGGGAAGACGGAATTAAAATCTCTTCCAATCCGGTCAACATCCAGTGGGATGACGTTTATTTAGGAGCCAATTATGAATAATAAATCTCTCCAAGATCTTGTTAAAGGCTGTTATGGGCGAAAAATTTTATATACTGATGTTGAAACCATCACAGCAGATAATATTGTCAATGTGGTGGGAGACTGCATCGGAAATTTTTATTACAACAAAACCATCATAGAATATCTTTGGCGATATTACAAAGGTGACCAGCCTGTTTTATACCGTGTAAAGGTGCAAAATGCTGATATTACAAACAAAATAGTAGAAAATCATGCGTATGAGATTGTTCAGTTCAAAGTAGGACAGACATATGGAGAGCCAATACAGTTTATCAGTCGAAAAGATGATGATGAAATTAATCGGGCAGTGGATGCGCTGAATGACTATCTTGTGGATGCGAATAAACAGGAAAAAGACATTAAAGCAGGAGAGTGGCAGTCAGCAACCGGAACATCTTTTAAGGCGGTAAGATTTGCAAATGGAGAAATACCATTTCAGATTGTTGCCCCTACTCCGATGAATACTTGTGTTATTTATAATCGGAGTACGGAAGAACCGGTGATTGCCGTACAGGAGCTTAAGGACGAAGATGGAAGATGGTACAAACTGTGCTATACAGACAATTATTCATGCAAAATTCAAAATGGAGTAGTTTCTGAATGGAAATTGCACGCATTTGGAAGTATACCTATTGTTGAGTTTCCAAATAATCATGAGAGAATTTCTGATATTGAGCTTGTCATAGGTATTTTGGATGCCATAAACAATATGCAGTCAAACAGAATGGATGGAATTGAGCAGTTTGTTCAGTACTGGGTTAAGTTTGTGAACTGTGAAATCGACCAAAAAACGTTTGAAGAGATGAAAATGAGCCATGCTTTGACGGTAAAGTCCAATAACAAGGATAACAAAGCCGATGTTGAGATTATGACGCAGGAACTAAATCAGAGCCAGTGTCAGGTGGCAAAAGATGATTTGTGGGACAATGCCTTGGCAATATTAGCAATACCAAACAGAGAGTCCCAAAACTCTGGAGGAGATACACAAGGAGCAGTATCATTAAGGGCTGGATGGGATTTTTCAAAGACAAGAGCAAAATTAAAAGACCCAATTGTGAAATCGGCAGAGAAGAGACTTGCAAAAGTTGTCTTAAATGTAATACGCGTTAAGGACAATGATTTGAAATTGTCAATGAGGGATTTTGATGTGCAAATCAATCATAGCCCGCAAGACAATATGTATACAAAGTCGCAAACACTATATCAGCTTTTAGAGTGCGGCATACATCCTCTTATTGCCATTAAAACGGTGGGGCTTTGGGGAGATGCTGAAAAGACATTCCTCTTGTCTAAGCCATATATAGATGCGTTGTGGAAAACCATTGATGATGCAGAAGAGCAGGAACAAAAAGCACAGGAAATTGTAAACCAATTAAATAAACAGCAAAATAAGACAGCTACCGAGTAATCGGTGGCTGTTTTTATTTTATAAAAATTCGCAAAGTTGTGAGCGTAAAAATCAACAGTGTCATTCGGTGTCGTTGCACCGCAAAAATTCGTAAAGACATATCGGAGGTAATCAATGAAAAGAGAAGAGTTAATTGCAATGGGTATCAGTGAGGAAAATGTTGAGAAAATCATTGCTGATTACGGCAGTGCCGTACAGAGAGAACAGGCAAAAGCAGAAGAGCTTAAGGCAAAGGCAGACAGCGCAGATGAGTTGCAGAAAAAGCTGGATGAAATGGAAGCAGGAAACCTCACGGAACTTGAAAAAGCAAACAAGGCGTTAGAGACAGCAAATCAGCAGATTGCAGATATGCAGAAGAAAAACGCCATTAGAGACCAGCGCGAAGCATTGATGGAAAAGTTAAAAATCAATGCAGAGCAGGCAAAATCCGTTGTCAAGGATAATGGAAGCCTTGATTATGACGCTCTTGGAAAGATTACAGCCGAAAAGGAAACCGCGGCAGCGCAGGCAAAGGAACAGGAGATTGCAAATAATTCTGAAAATCCGGGCGGCGGTACTGCAGGTGGAGAAAATAAAAAAACTGCGGACGTAGAGAACGCAGAAAAAATCAGTTTTGGCAAACCTGCAGAAAGTGCAGAAGCCAAAGACCATTATGTTTTATAGGAGGTAAATTATGGGAAAACCGATTGAAAGAGACTTTACACAGAGTAAAGGAATTTTAAAATTCTTTCCTTATGAGGGTGCGGCGTGCATCGTTCCGCAGACAATGGTAACAAGTGCCGATGCAAACGGAAAGAAGATTGCAAAGGCAGGGACACCGTTCCCAAGCAATGACGAATCTTGCAAAGGGTATCTTCTGGAAGATGTTGACGTAACAATGGGAGATGCGCCTGGAACTTATGTATATCAGGGTTCTATTGACAGCGCAAAGGTAACGGCAAATGGAGTGACCGTAGAAGCAACTGCAAAAGCAGCAACACCGCGTGTTACTTTTTTTGATTAAAAAATGGAGGTATTAGAGAATGGCATTACCATTAGCAGAAGCATTTACCGCAAGAAGTCTTGGGGTTATGTGGAATAATTATGAAAAAACGCTTGGTTCTGCACCTTACTTAGGTAGACAGAAATTTGGAACCAGAAAACAGGACAGCCTTGAACTTAGATTTATCAAAGGGAAAAACGGTCTTCCGGTATCATTAAAGGCATCCAATTTTGATGCGCAGGCAGAGTTAAGAGATGTCGGTGGATTTTCGGATATTCAGAACGAGATGCCTTTCTACCGTGAATCTTACATGGTAACAGAGCGTGAAGAGCAGGAGTATGCAAATTACCAGTCGGCAGAAAATTCCAACATGGCAAACCAGGTGCTTAGAGAAATCAGCAAAAAACCGATGATGCTGATTGAGGGCGCAAGAGTAGTGCCGGAACGCCAGATTTGGCAGTTATTAGCACCATCTGATGGTATTCCAAGAGTACAGGTAACAATTGGTGGCAATAGCTACTATGTTGATTATACTTCCGATAATGGAGTATCGCACAAGAGAGACCATTACAAAGATATTTCTGGAAGCGATACCGATAAATGGTCTGCATCCGAAACAGCAACGCCACTTGATGACCTTATCGAGATTAAACGTGAGTTTGCAAAGAAAACCGGATATTCCCTTGCACGTTTTAGCATGAATACAGAAACGTGGGAGATGGTTCTTAAGGCAGAAGACACAAAGAAACAGGTGCTTGGAATTACTGCTTACAATGGAGGTATTCGTTTACAGCAGGGGCAGGTTACAGAGTATCTTAGAGGATACGGCATCGAGATTGAAGTTTACGACAAACTTTACATCGACCCGGCAGACGGTGCCACCAAATATTTTATTCCTACAGGAGTTATTTCAGCGCAGGCATCCGGCGTGTACCTTGGAGATTATGTCTTTGGAAAGACACCGGAAGAGAGAAGCGGAAGTTTGACAGACGGAAACCTTTCTATTGTAGAAACCGGTATTTCGGTATATACATACGCAACAAATCATCCGATCAACACGCATTGCGTTGTGTCAATGATCGGATTGCCTACTTTTGAGGGCATGGACAGCGTTGTTGTCATGAAAGTTGCGTAGGAGGTGCGGTATGATTGCTGAATACACGGTAAAGCGCAATGGAAGATGGTACAAGGCAGGAGATGAAATCCCGGACATTGTTCCGGGAGAAAAATCTTCCGGCGGGTACACCAAGACAGAGATTAACAGAATGAGCACTGCTGATTTACAGGCATTTGCCACAGAACAAGGTATAGACAACGCAGAAGAACTTACAGGAGCAGAATTAAAGAAGCTGTTAATTGAGAAATTAGGATTATAGGAGATAGTTATGGAATTAAAAGACACCGTGGAAATGATGAACAGCACGGACTACAAAGAAAGATTTAAAGCAGAGTATCAGCAAGTAGTTATTCGCTATAAGAAACTAAAAAATATGCTTGATAAGTGGGATAACGATAAACTTACCTTTACTCCAACTTGCCCTAGAAGTACATATAATATGCAGATTAAAGCAATGACAGATTATATTGCAGTTCTTGAAGCAAGAGCAGTAATGGAAAATGTAGAGCTTTAGAAAGGGTTTTAGCTATGGCAGAATACGCCACATTAGAACAAGTCAAAATCAGACTGAAACAATTTCATATTGAAACCGTTACGGATGAAGATGGTGTTACTTCTGATGTTGTCGTGTTCGACCAGAAAGAAGATAATCCTTACATCGAACAGCTTATCAAGCAGGCAAGAAATGAAGTGGTAAGCAAGCGGAATTACCCGGAAAGCTACACGGATGAAAAAATATCCGAAGACTTGAAACAGTTTGAGGATGTAATCGTCAATTTAGCCTTGTACGACCATTCACAGGCAGGAGAAGCCTATATGGCAAGTTATTCAGAAAACGGCGTAAGCCGTAGCTGGAAAGACAGGGAAAGCTTGTTTGTTGGAGTATTTCCGTTTGTAAAAGCATTATAACCGTATGGGATTCCATCTGGTTAGAAGATTGTGCGTTACGTTTTGCCGACGTCGGCAAAACGTAGCAGGCGGCACACATTGAGCGGTGGTGGGCGGTGTGCCATAAAAATGAAAGGCGGTATATGATTTGACGATTGAAATATCAACAGCAATCATTATAAGCGTGCTGTCGCTTGGTTTTTCCGTCTTTATGGGCTTGAAGAGCAACAAAAGGACAGACAACACGGATCTTGAAGAACGCGTGAGGGAGAACACACGCATTAACATGAAGTTGGATGCCATTTCAAACAACACGACCGAGATCAAAAATGAAGTTTCAGAGATGCGAAAAGAAATCAATTCTCATGACAACAGGATCATAAAGGTGGAGGAAAGTGTGAAATCGGCTCATCACAGAATTGACGGAATAGAAACCCGTCTTAATGATGAAAAGGAGGTTTAATCATGGATATTATACAGTCGGTAATTGCTAACATGACAATTATTCTGGCAATCATTGGTGCGCTGGCATTTGTTGTGTCTGTGGTAACACAGGTAATCAAAGGTGTAGGCGTATTTTCTAAGATTCCAACGGACATTTTGGTATTTGTTCTTTCTATCGGAATCACGGTCGCTGCGTTTGTGGCATACATGCAGTACATCCAGACATCAATTTTATGGTATATGATCTTGGCAGCTATTATTGCAGGATTTATTGTTGCGTTTGTCGCAATGTATGGATGGGAAAAGCTTTCTGAGCTGTGGAAACGGTTCGGCAAGGATGTGAAGTGAAATGCTTGAGATCAATAAGCAAAAAATGAGTTATTCGCAGCAAAGCGGCAAGGTGCCGGTATATGTGACGGATGATGATGGTAACATCGAATATTCTTCGTACACGGATTCTGATGGTAATGTAATTTATTACCTTGATGATGACGGGAACAAGATACCGAAGACAACCGGAGAGTATACCACAGGTTATGAAAAGCCTGTGGTTTTTTATTCTTCGATCAGCAATAAGTTGAGCGAAGCACTTATAAAAGAATTTGGCGTAGATAACTCTACAAATTTTGTTCAGATCGTAGAAGACAAAGGAAAGCTTCCATTGAGCGTCGGATCTTTGGTATGGAAACGATCAGACGTAAAGTACAAAGATGAAGAGAATACAATCGTTGACGAAAATTCGGCTGATTACATCGTAAAAGGTGTCGCAGACGAGGGATTGACGGTTGATTTGTTCTTGTTACAAAAAAATGTGAAGTAGGTGTGGCATGGGGAAGAAAGTAATCACAATGAGCCTGTCTGAAAAGTCTATTCAGAACGCCATACGAGAGCTTAGAGCCTATAAAAACAGCTTGACATATAAATGCCAGCTATTGGCAGAAAAACTCGCGGAAAAGGGCGTAGAGATTGCCAGAGTACAAATTGCTGACCTTGACGCAATATTCACATCAGAATTGATTTCCAGTATTCATTCAGAATACAAGGGAAGTACCAAAGGAGGCGGGATATGGGCGGTAGTTGCCGGGACGGACCATGCAATGTTTGTTGAATTTGGAACAGGAACCGTAGGACAGCAAAATCCTTATCCAGGGAAACTGCCGGATGGCGTTTCGTGGCAGTATGCAAGTGGAAAAACTATCCATCAGATTTCAGATGGAAGATATGGATGGTTTTATCAGGACGACAATGGCGATTGGTGGTTTACAGAGGGAATGCCAAGCCGACCATTCATGTATCTGACCGCAAATGAGTTGCGGCAGATTGTTACACAGACAGCGAAGGAGGTGTTTGGATAATGGCAGGAAACCAGTGGGTATTTGACCTTGAAATAAACATTTTCTCCAATGTTGCAACGATAGCCAAACCAAAACTCAAGAAAAAATACAAAAGCATGAATTTTGACACTGCATTTACAACGGTTGAAAAGAACCTTGATAAAGACCCTGTTTTCCCGACCATTTACATTCACGAGATGCCGGGGCTTGAACGTGGGGCAGATTTAGAGGGCACATCCGTAAATGCGGTGCAGGAAACAATACAGGTTGACGTCATTACAAACACAAAGCAGAGCGATGCAAAAGGGATTATGGCTATTTTAGCTGATGCCTTTAAACAGATGCGATTTCAAATCACAGCAATGCCGGAGTTTAAAAATGACAGTGAGAAAAAATTTAGAAGCGTTGCAAGGTTCCGGCGGATAATCGGAGCCAACGACAGATTGATGTAAAAGAGCCGAAAGGCTCTATTTTTTATGCACCGGGTGCAAAAAGATGCGCCCGATAACCGCATTATTTGGCGGTAGAAAGAGAGGTAAAAATGGCAGAAGCAGGATTGTCTACGTTAGGCATTACGTTTGGCTATGGAACAGAAACCACAGCCGGAACAAAGCCTACATCGTTTAAACAGCTTACAAGAATTAACGCAATCGGCGGTATCAACATTGAGCCGGAACAGATTGACGCATCTGCATTAGAAGATGCTATTACCAGATATGTAAAGGGTCGCGCAGATACCGGTGGCTCTTTCCCTATCACGGTAAACCTTACGGATGCCACAAAGGAAGAGTGGGAAGCACTTATCACGGCGTATAAGGCGCTTTCCGGCGGGAAAAGAATGTGGTTTGAAACTATTATCCCGGGATTTACCGACGCGTTTTTTGTTGTGGCTCAGCCGCCAGAGCAGATTCCACAGCCGGAGATTGGTCAGAACGAACTTTTGACGGTTGAAATGAATCTTACCATTGAAGAATACAAGGGCATGGACACCGCTGTAGCTTTTACACCGGGGGAATAACACGTCAGTCGAATAGTTCGGTTGGATCGGCTGACGATAACCAGACAACCGAGCCAGAGCTTGAAGAAACAATTTAAAAGAACAGGGCGGTCTTCGGACTGCCCTTTCCCTATATGAGAGGGAGAAAGGGAAAGAAAATGACAAAATTAAAATTTGGCGAGAAAGAATTACAGATCAAGTTTGGATATGAAGCAACCGTGAAAAGCGGAATTATCAAGAAAGTAGCAAAATTAGACCAGATGGAAGATATCGAAGCGGTTGACGAAATCCTTTTATTTCTTCCAGAGTTAATCCTTGTAGGCGCGCAGAAGTTTCACAAAGAGGAACTTGGATACAATCCGGACAATGAGGGAGAAAAGGAACAGCAGCTTGGAAAAGTATATGCCATGCTGGATGATTACTTTGACGGAGAAGATGCAGATGTTCAGGTACTTTACAATGCACTTTTAGCGGAGCTGCTTGAAAACGGTTTTTTATCAAAACTGCTCAAAGCAGATCAGAAAGAAGCGGAGAAGAAAACTCCGAGGAAAAAGTAGAAGAACAGAGAGAACTTACATGGGGAACATATTGTGCGGAAATCCGCCCATTCTGGCTTTTAGTTACAAAAGGGTATGGATTTACCGTGCGTGACATAGACACGTCCTGCCCGGCTGATTTACAGCCTTATGCGGATGCTTACAACTTAGATAAAAAGCAAAGAGACAATGAGATGTGGATGTGGTTTGGAACATACGGATTGTCTGCGGTATCGGTGGCAGTAGAACATTGCCTTGCCGGACGAAAAGCAAAATCAAAGTATATTAAAAAACCAATCAATGAGCAACAAGGGAAAGATGATTCAGAAATGACGGAAGAAGAAATAAAGAAACAGAGAGAGCTATTTGTGGCAAAACTTAAAGTCATGCAGTCAAACTATGAGTTGAGCCACCCAAAACCAGAAAAGAACTTGGAGGTATAAATATGAGAATTGGATCTGCAAGACATGATGAAAATGGAAAATTGACCGGTGGGAGACCGGGAGATCAGACCGGAACAGAAGTAAGTATGCAAAACTTTTATGTTCATAAAAAAGGATGGTATGTGTTAAGACCAAAAACAAAAGATATGGCGGATAAACTGGCAGAATCAATGATTACAGCGTGCAATAATGATAATATTGGCTACTGTCAGGGACACCGGCTTGGAATTGTCAAATATGGTATTAATTCAAAAGTAAAAACAGAAGCAGATTGCGGCACAACGGTACGTGCATGCATTATTCATGCAACTGGAAAAGATGTTGGAAATTTCACCACAGCAAATGAAAAATCTGTACTTCTTTCTAGTGGCATGTTTGATGACATTGGAGGTTATGCGGCAGGAATGGTTCTTTACAATGGAGATGTTCTTGTCACAAAAACAAAAGGTCATACAGCGATTGTGACAAGCGGAAACCCTAGAAAAAATGTAAAAGATCATTTAAACCCATACCCGGAACCTGCAAGGATTTTAAAGAAAAAATTCCCTTGCATGAGAGGGGATGATGTGAGATGGCTTCAGACGGAGCTTATTTATCACGGATGCCTGGATGAAAAAGATAAAAAGGGAAACAGTAATGTGGACGGTATTCTTGGAAATGATACGGCGACCGGTATTGGAACATTCCAGAAAAAAGTCGGAATTACAGTAGATAAGAAATGCGGACCGGTTACAAGAGAAAAATTAAAAGAGTAGATCAAGGACGGTAAGGTGTCACAGCCTACCGTCTTTTTATTTTGCATAGAAAGTTGGTGCATATATGGCAGACATTGATGAATTACAAATAAAAATCAAAGCTGACTCTGCAAAAGCAAGTAATTCCATAGAAAGCCTTGTAAACAGCATGAATAGGCTCCGGGAAAGCATATCGTTTGACACTGCAAAACTTTCAAATATTGCAAGCGGAATCAGAAGCATTTCCGATGCGGCTACCGGATTCAAAGGTGGTAAATCTTCGGAAATCACATCAATGGTGCGGGCACTCAATAAATTTTCTGGTGTTGATGCAAATTCTATCCACGGAATATCTTCTGCTGTGAGAGATCTTGCATCTGGAATAGCAAGTGTTAAAGCTGTTGATACAAGCGGACTCACAAGCATGGTGTCGGCACTGTCAAAAATTGGTGGCAAGGCATCTACACAGGCGACAAAGAATCTGCCGGCTTTATCTGCGCAGTTACAAAACTTTGTACGCCAGATGAACAAGATAGGTGCATTGAATTTTGATATGACCAATATGAGCAACCTTGTAACAGCCATATCAAGGCTTGGAAGCGTTGCAAGCGGACGTGCAGTAACAAATATACCTTTGCTTGCTGACAACCTTAAATATCTGTTTGAGACACTCTCAAAAGCACCAAATGTAAGCGCAAATATTTTACAAATGACACAGGCACTTGGAAATCTTTCAAACAGATCTGGCGGTGCGATTACTGGATTAAATAACAGCATCAGTAATCTTTCCGGTTCTTTCCTTGGATTTAAGACATCCACAGGAAAAGCATTGATCGGACTCAAGTCATTCACAAGACAGATTTTGTCCTCTATGGGGATTTATCTTGGTCTGTACGGAGCGATAAGAGGAATAAAAAATGCAATCGACATATCATCCGCATTAACAGAGGTTCAGAACGTTGTTGATGTTACTTTTGGTGACATGTCAAAAAAAGTCAATGACTTTGCACAGGACTCTATACGTCAGTTCGGTATGTCAGAACTGACATTGAAACAGACGGCAAGCCGATTCCAAGCAATGGGAACAGCCATGGGAATTGACAGTAGTTTGATAAAGAAAGCTAATGAGTTTTTGAATAAGCAGACAGATGGCTATATTGGTTTGTCTGATTCCATGGCTGATGTGTCTTTGAATTTAACAAAATTAACTGCTGATATGGCATCTCTGTATAACATAGATCAGGATGTTGTGTCGCAGGATTTAGCTGCAATATTTACCGGACAGACACGTCCATTAAGAGATTACGGTCTTGATCTTACACAGGCAACCCTTAAAGAGTGGGCGATGAAACAGGGATTAGATTCTGATATCGAGTCTATGTCACAGGCTGAAAAGACAATGCTCCGGTATCAGTACGTCCTTGCCAATACGCAGACAGCACAGGGAGACTTTGCGCGTACTGCTGATTCGTGGGCGAACCAGATCAGAATTTTAAAACAGTCGTTCGAACAGCTTGGCAGTGTTATTGGTGGGGCATTAATCAATGCTTTCAAACCATTCGTAAAAGCACTCAATTCCGTTTTACTGGTTGTTATCAGCTTTGTTACAAAGGTTACAAACGCTTTAGGCGCAATCTTCGGATGGAAATATGAGGATTCCGGTGCAGGTCTTGCGGATAGTTTTTCAGATGCGGCAGAAAGCGCAGATGATGTTGCGGACAGTACCGGACAGGCGGCAAAGAACATTGACAAGATGAATAAGGGTGTCCGTCAGTTTGATGAATTGAAACTGATTACCACAAATGATGGTTCTGGCAAAAAAGGTTCGGGCGGTTCCGGCGGCGGTGGCGCATCAGGCGGTGCCAGTGGCGGTAAACTCGTCAAGACTGATACCATTTTCAAAAATTACGAAAGTGATATTAAAAATCTGAAACAACTTGGAAAATACATCAGTGATGCCTTATCAAAAGCTATGGAGTCTATCAACTGGGATAAGATTTATTCCAAGGCAAGAAATTTCGGCAAAGGCTTGGCAGATTTCCTTAATGGTCTTATCAATCCGAGACTGTTTGGAAATGTAGGAAAAACGATTGCCGGGGCACTGAATACGGCGATTTATGCCACACTTTCCTTTGGCCAGACATTTGACTGGTCAAACCTTGGAAAATCACTGGCAGAGGGAATAAATAAATTCTTCCAGACATTTGATTTTAAGGCACTTGCAGAAGATATAAATGTTTGGGTACAGGGAGTTTACAAGACGATTAAGACCATGATAGAAAATATCAAGTGGTCTGATGTTTGGAAAGGCGTAAAAGATTTTCTTTCAAACATTGATATTGAGACAGTTGAAATTCTTCTTGGAGCATTTGCTCTGAAACTTGCAGGCAAACTGTTAACAGGGAAACTTCTCAAGGAGACTATTGGAAAATTAATAGGAGCGAAATTCACAGCCGCTTTTGGTTCAACGGCGGTAAAATCATTGCTCTCTTATGCAATTCCTATTTCACTTGCTGTAGTAGTGGCAACGTTATCTTTTACGGTTGGAAAAGATAGCATAAAAAAAGATGCTAATAATTTAGAAAAAGCGTATGAAAAAGGCGGTTTTCTGCAATATCTTCAGGAAAGTTTTAAACAACTTCTTAATCCGTTTGAATGGATTAATGCATATGGCGGTGGAGTTTTGAGCCATGATACTGTGATGGACAAATTAGGCATTGGAAATGGAATGAATGTTGATGAATTTGTCAAAAATCTGCCTAAAAAGGAAGATTACAAATCATTAGATGATTTCCAAAAAGCATTAAATGAGTTCAATGATAATATGCCTAATAAATTAAATGTACCTGACAGCTTTGATCTAAAGGCGTGGATAGATGAATGGAAGAATATAAACGGATTAGATGATGTAGATTTACGAGCAGATGTCGTCCTTCCAAATTTACAGGAGAAGATTTCCGAGTTCAAAGACAATGTCAAAGAATGGTGGGGATTGAATGTAGAACTACCCGTTCGCAATAAATTAACAACAACTTTAGAGGATGTTTCTTCATGGTGGGAAGATGTAAAAGAATATTGGGGAGAAAAAAAGCTTTCAATACAGACAGAAATAGGAGAAATAAAAGGTAAAATAGAAGAAAAGTGGAATGAAGCTTTAACTTACATTCAGGAGAACATTTTCCCGTGGTTCACAAAGAAAAAGTGGATGGAAGTAGGGAATGGAATAAAAGAGGGATTGTCTGCTAAATGGGATGAGTTTTCCGATTGGTGGCAGAATACCGGAATATATAATTGGTGGGAAAATCATGTGAAGCCATGGTTTACAAAAAAAAGATGGGATGAGCAGGGAGACGGAATGAAAAAAGGTCTTTCTGAAAAATGGGGCGAATTTAGTAACTGGTGGAGTACATCTGGAATTGGTTCTTGGTGGACAAATCATGTAGAACCGTATTTTACAAAAGATAATTGGACATTCAGTGGCATTTCTGACGGATTGAAGCAGGCATTTGATAATGCTGTTGCAGGAATTAAGCAGGTATGGAATAATTTTGCAACGTGGCTTAATTCAAAACTGTCTTTTTCATGGGATTCTGTAAATATTGGTGGAAAAGAAATAATTCAAGCTGGCAATATTAACCTCGGGAAAATACCAACATTTGCAACCGGAGGCTTCCCGGAAGATGGTTTATTTTTTGCAAATCACGGAGAAATGGTCGGGCAGTTTAGCAATGGAAATACAGCGGTTGCGAATAACAGCCAAATCGTAGAAGGAATTAAAGCAGGAGTAAAAAGCGCAGTATCAGAAGCATTGACACCATATCTGTCACAAATCGCACAGAATACAAGTGAAAACAGCGGAATTAAAGTTGAATTAGACGGCAAGGTAATATATGACAGTACAGTTAAGCAATGGAAGAGTGAAGCAAGAAGAACACAGAGAAATCCAGTTCCAATATTTTAATGACAAATACCGCCACTTGTGCTAGAATTATTTTATTACAAGTGGTGGGAGGAAAAGCTATGAATGAAAAAAGTGAAACAAAATTATGCAAATACTGTCAGACGGAGATTCCAGCTAAAGCAAAAATTTGCCCTAATTGCAAAAAAAAGCAGGGTGGGGCAACAAAGTGGTTTGTTGCGGTGGTTATAGTTATAATCCTGTTGATTGCCACATTTGGCGGAAACGGAGAAAACAACGATGCAGTTGCTGATTCTACCGAGCAAAATAAAAAAGTTTCTTCTATTAGTACGGTAGATAACAAGGAAGCGACAAGAGAAGAAGTTTCTGATTCTGATTTTTTGGTAAAAGAGTATCTGTACGAAAACACAATAGGAGACACATTAGATTTTTTGATTGTAACAAATAATTCAAACACGAATGTCGCAATTTCTGGGAACGCTATAGCCAAAGATTCAAGTGGGAATTCAATAGGAGCCGCCGACATGAGCATTGATGTATTGGGAGTAGGGGAAACATCTATTGGCGTTTTCTATTTTGATAGTGTGTCCGGAATTGACAAGGTGGATTACACATTAGATTATGACGAAAACCCATATTATAAACCGGTTGTAAATGATTTATCCGTTGAACAGACATTTAATGATGAAAACGTTACTGTATCCGTGACCAATAACAGCACAAATCCGGCGCTTTTTGTAAGCGCGTATGCAATATTTTTTGACAGTAGCAATAATGTGGTAAATTACAACAGCACATATATTACAGATTCAGACAGTGAGATTAAACCAGGGAAAACTATTTCGGGGCAGCTTGATTGTTATGGAAAATACGATTATGCAGAGGTATATTTTACTGGAAGAGCAGATAAATAGAATAATAAACTAAAGGAGAAGAATGTATGTACGACAAAGAAAAAGGGATTTATCCATCTGGAGGATATCTTGTTGGTAGAGATTTACCATTGGGCGGTTATGTTTTTACTGCAAAAAACGGTCAAAAAGGTTGCGTTACTCTTTACAAAAGCTATAAAGATTTTAAAGAAGAGGAAATGGAATTAACCTATGAATACTTTGAAGAAGATTATCATTTATCGCTAATGGAAGATGGTAATTACTTATTGGTGGAAAATGCAACAATACAGAAAATATAAGAGGAAGCGCAGAGATGCGCTTCTTTTTTGATTTATTTAGCACCTATCATACACGGTAGGTGCTATTTTTGTACCCATTTTTAGGAGAATAGCCATGAAAAAATATAAACCAATAGACTGGGGTAAGTGCTCGGAAAACCGGACACCAATAGGAAATCCGAATAATTGCTTTGTGGCGGATATTCTGCCGGACGGAAAAACTGAAATCTTATTTTTAAGTGATGATAACGGTGTTCGTATTTGTAAATCTGAAAGAGTAACTTGATTGGAGGTGATCGTATGGCATACAGCGGATGGCTTTTAAAGATTGGAAATTACATAGTGCCAATGTCTTTTATGAAAGCGGAATCATATAGTCCATATGTTAATATGCAGGATTTAGATGATTATACGGATGCCAACGGTTATCTGCATAGAAATGCCGTGGAATTAAAGGCTTTAAAAGTGGAGTTTGAGACACGGGCAATGCTGACAAATAAGACTTTTAGTGAGGTTTTAAACAATATTCGAAGTCAGTTCACAAATGCGACAGGGAGAGCCTGCTATATCACAGCGTATATCCCGGAATATGACGATTATGTGACGCAGTACGGTTATATGGCAGATTTTCAGCCTACGATATACGGAACATATGATGGAATAATTCGTTACAATTCAGTTCGGCTTGCTTTCATAGGGGGTGTGTATGGTGGTTAATTATAAATATGGCGACTTGTTCAAAAAAGATACGGTCGATAAGCAATTATCCATCGTATCTGATGACGGAAAAATCAATATCACAAATACAGAACTACACCAAGAAAAATTCGAATTGACAGAAAGTTTGTGTTCGGAACAGGAATTGACGTTTGGATCATGCGAAGCCGCCATGATTAAATTCACGGTGTCAAATACATTTTTGCCAATGAAGGGCAGATGGATGACAGTAAGGATGTCTCTTGGTGGACATACAGATGTTCCATTTCAGTTCGGGAGATATAAGGTTGATTCTGATACGCCTACGGCAGACAGGACGTGCCGTGATGTTGTCGCATATGATGCTCTTTATGACATTTTAAATGCAGATGTGGCAGCATGGTATAACACTGTCTTTCCATCCCATAAAGAGCAGCAGAAAGATAAAGATGGAAAAACTACGACTGTTACAGTTTATGATCCGGTCACAATGAAGCAATTCCGGGACAGCTTTTTTAAGTACTTCGGGATTGAGCAGGCTGACATTGATCTTATCAATGACAATATGTCTATTGAGAAAACAGTTGCGGTCACGCCATCCAGTGAGACAAGTTCTGATACAGAGGAATCGAGCATCATAGGCGAATCTATGAGTGGCAAGGAAGTGTTGTCCTGTATTTGTGAGATCAATGGATGTATGGGGCACATGGGGCGCGACGGGAAGTTTCATTATATATATCTGGAGCAGAATATACAGGGACTTTATCCGAGAAACGATCTTTATCCGGCAGATGATTTGTTCCCAAGAGATCCGAAAAGCAACCGTATCGGGAAGGATTTATATATAACGGCTGAGTATGAAGATTTTCTTGTTAAAACAATCAATAAGTTACAGATCCGGGAGCAGAAGAATGATATCGGCGTGATCGTAGGTACTGGAGACAATGCTTATGTGATCGAGGATAATTTTCTTGTATATGGCAAAGGCACAAAAGAACTGAAAGGCATTGCAAAAAATATCCTTTCCAAGATCAGAGGGATTGTTTACCGCCCGTTTACAGCGGACTGCAAAGGAAATCCGTGTCTTGAGGTCGGGGATGCAGTGCGGCTGCCGACCAGATATGAACTGATTGAGTCCTATATTCTGAAAAGAACCCTGAAAGGTATACAGGCTTTGCGTGATGATTTGGAAGCGGATGGGGAAGAGTACCGGACAAACGGGGCGAACGGAATACAGAAAAGTATTTTAAAGCTCAAAGGCAAGAGCAATGTGTTGGAGCGAACCATTGAAAAGACACAGAGCACGATAACTGATGTTGAGAAGGGATTGCAGTCACAGATCACGCAGACCGCAACCGAAATTCGCACAGAAGTTAAAAATACAACGGATGGTTTATCATCGAGAATCACGCAAAATGCGAGCAGTATTACAGCAGAAGTAAAAAGAGCACAGGGGCAGGAAGTTGAACTTGCAGCAGCTATTAAAATTAATGAGGACAAGATTACAGCGGAAGTTACGAGAGCAAGCAAAGCAGAGGGCGATTTGTCCGGAAAGATAGAGGTGACCTCAACTAAGATACGGTCAGAAGTCAGTGCTTCTTTAACAGTATGGGATACCGAAGATTATGACATTACACATTGTGGTTTCGGGAATCCACAAGATACATACCCTGCATCTTCGTATTATTCTGGACACAGTTTTTTGGATCAGAATACTGGAAAGTTTTATGGTTGCGAACCAGATGGTGGAATAAGCAGTGGAAAATACAAATGGACTCTGATAAAGAAATTTAAGCAGCTTTCATCGAGTGCGTCCAGTACGATTACGCAGTCATCAAAGCAGATCAGCTTGAAAGTATCAAAAGACAGCGTTATTTCAGAAATCAACCAGTCAGCCGAGGGTATCAAAATTAAATCAAAACTGCTTGAATTAAAAGGTTCTATGGAAATGACCGGGGGATATATGCATATTCAAACGGAAGAGTCTGTAGAAAACCTTATTGAATTTAAACGCAGTGGAACACTTGTACAGATGGGAACGGATGGATTTCGAACAGTGGAAGGGACGCTTGAAAGTCCTGTTCATAAATGTACGGTTCAATATAATCAGGTTTCATTGCATAAAGGCGCAAACGATAATGACCACATGATGATCCATTTAGACGGAGATACCGGAGTAGGTGGATTCAGAGGTGGAGTAATTAATGGATCTGACAAAAGAATAAAAAACACAATTTTAGATTTAAGCAAAAAGCAATCATCTGAGTTTATTTATTCTTTAAGAGCAAAATCGTATCGTTATAATTTCGAAAAAGATGGGTTCCATCATGGATTTATTGCACAGGATGTTTTGAAAAAAGCGGAAAAAGGGTGGAATATTTGTCCAAAAACGTTTTCAGACAGCAATGGGAAAAAGTATTACGGACTGAAATATACGGAACTGATTGCTGATCTGGTTGCCACAGTGCAGTTGCAGCATGACGAGATAGAACAGTTAAAGGAAAAGGTGGAAAATCTATGATAAATGCAAAAATTCGGGAATTTGAAAACGACATTATAAATTATGCAAATTTGTGTGAGGATGTCCCAATCGAAGCTAAGTACCTAGTGTTTAAGGATATTCTGCAGCAGATTAAGGAAGAAGCAAACAGACATGTTATAGCCGAACGGGAGCAGATGAAGCTTGCAAAGGAAAGGGAGAGTGAGGACCATGAACAAAGCGCATAGTGCTATTAATTGGGAGAATTACCCGAGTGATGAAACACCGCTTAATGAAAGCAATCTTAACAAAATGGACGCAGCTATTGGCGTTATTGATGATCGTGTAATCACTCTTGATACCACAAAAGCCACGAAAACAGAGGTAGCAACTCTTGTTGCAGACGTGACATTCGAGGAATCGACGGGAATTATCACAATCACGAAAAAGAACGGTTCCAAAGTTATGATCGATACGCAGATGGAGAAGATCGCGATCAACTTCGATTATAACCCGACTACACAGCAGATTATTTTGACTCTGATCGATGGTACGAAGCAGTACATAGACCTGTCGGCACTGATTACACAGTATGAGTTCTTTGATTCTGATACGGTAGCTTTTTATATTGACAAAGACGGAAAGGTATCAGCTATTGTCAAAGAGGGAAGCATTGAGGAAAAGCATTTAGAGCCTAACTATCTTGCGAAAATCAAAGTGGAAGTGGCAAAGGCAGAGTCAAGCCAGCAGGCAGCGGCAAAGTCCGAAGCCAACGCCAAAGCAAGTGAGAATGCTGCAAAAGCCAGTGAAACAGCGGCAAAAACATCCGAAACCAATGCCAAAGCGTCAGAGACAGCGGCAGCGAAGTCAGCTACGGCGGCAGAGGCATCCGAAAGCAACGCAAAAGTCAGTGAGACATCCGCCAGTGAATCATCCGCCACAGCCACGGAGAAAGCATCATCCGCCAGTCAGTCAGCTGATACAGCAGCCGAAAAAGCAGATATTGCAACTCAAAAGGCTGCGGAGATCATCGGTAAGGCGGAATCTGCAGAAGAAAGTGCAACCAAGGCACAGAGTTATGCTGTTGGTGGTACAGGAAGCAGAGAGGGCGAGGATTCTGACAATGCCAAGTATTACTATCAGCAGGCAAAAGACATATCAGAAGGACTTAAAGGTGGATTGCAGCCACACGGAACAGTTGCATTTGCAGATCTTCCGGCACTTGCGGATGTCAATGCCGGATGGATGTACAATATTTCAGATGAATTTACCACCACGGATGATTTTAAAGAGGGAGCGGGCAGTACAGTCCCTGCGGGAGCAAACATCTACAAAACATCGGATGAAAAGTGGGATGTGCTTGCCGGTACGCCGGTTACTGGCGTGAAAGGTGTGAAAGAAAAATCATACAGTCGGGGAAATGTGGTACTGACAGCAGAAAACGTCGGTGCAGTGGCAACCGGTGGAGATACAGCAGAGAATACAGCAACTTTTACGAGTAGTGATGTGGCAGACGGATCAGTGTCAGCATGGACAAGCGTACCAAAATTATCAAGTGGCGAAAAACATTCTTCTATTTTTGCAAAGGTGTCACAGATGTTCAAGAATGTGCGGTATCTCTATAAAATGCTTGGAACGACAGACATTTCTAAGATTGGGAATGGTACTTGTACAGGGGCGATATCATCGTTAAACAGCAGTTTAGGCAATAGTTTTAAAGGCAAGTACGATGTTCTCGTTTCTTCTCTTAGTAATAATGCTACGTGGACACAGTATCAAATAGCCGATGTAACAAAATATAAATTTCTCCAACTTCAAGTTAGAGATGAGAATTATTCTGAAATAGCAAGTAATATTATTGCGTATGATTTTTTTAAAGATTGCAATACGGATCAAAGAACATTTGGTGTTTGGGCAAACGCCTGGGAAAATTTTGAATATTGCGTTTTATGTTGCTATTTAGACAATACACATGTCGCATTATATGTTGGTACCAGACTTACACAGGCTGTGTTAAGCGGATTGTACTAATCTATAGTATTTTCCCGAACGCTTGCCAAATAACGGAAAATGTAAGTTCGTCTGAATAGTCGTTCTTAATAGTAAAAATAATGCCGGATGCGTTGTATTCGACATCATATATAGACATTTCGAAGCCAAATTGTTTTGGTGTTAAAGAGCATATTGGTGTATCTATATATTGCTTATTAAAATGGATGCTTACTTGAACAGCTGCTTCAGATTTTAAATGTATCTCATAAACACCATCTTGCTTTTGATATTTCCCTAAACTGCTGTTTTACGAACAAAGCGGACAACTTGGCACAAAAGAAAAACTATGTAGAAATATAATAAAATCAAGAGCCTAAGAGCCGATTACATGACCATGTGTTGTGTAGCCGGCTCTTTTAAATAATAAGCCTACGGGCGGAAAGGGAAATTATGCACTTAAAATTCATCACAGATAACTGGCAGATGCATAATTTTCAACCAGTAATTAATTTTTTAACAAAATTTAAACTAATCAATCGACATTCTGCGACAATAAGAAATTTACCTGTCGAAACTTGCGACCGAAAGAAATTGAATGTTTGCGGGAAAATTTGTAAAATAAAATTGTCCGATAAGGGCACTTCAAGTTCTGGCTGAGGGGCGGGATAAGGCGTTTTCTTGTCCCTCAACTACAAACGAGTTTGTAATTTGTAGCAATTTGTCAAATGGGGTTGACGATATCGAACATAAGTTCTATAATTTGTGTATCGCTATCGGAAGTGCGGAATGATTGGAGGAGAATAAGATGGGGGAAAAAGATTGCAATGAGGAAACAGCGTTTTACAAGGAAAAAATAACTGAAATGGTCGTTAAGTGCGACAACGAGCGATTTTTGAAATTTTTATATAACACAATACTTTCATTCAAAAAAAAGTGGGGCATTTAGTGCCCCTCTTTTTCATGCCAATAGGTTATATTGTCAAATATAGTCTGTCGATGTTCTTTGCTAAGTTCCATTAGCATTTTCAAATTATCTAGCAATTCATTATCCGACATAAGGTCTGGAAGAATATCTGGTGCGTTTTCTAAATTATCTTCCCAACCCATTAAATAAGATGGAGAAACTTCAAGAACTTTCCCAATAATTTCTATTTTATCACTTGGAATATTAGTAATAATGTTGTTTTCATATTTATATAGTGTTTGCTTTGAAACTTTCATTTTCTCTGCAAGCTCTACTTGTGAAATACCTAAAAGCTCTCTCTGCTTTTTTATCCTATCTCCGATTGTCATTTGAGTTTCCCTCCTTTCCTATTGGTAACTTTATTATAACACAAAAAAGTTACTCGTCAAGAAAAAAATAACTTGACAAGTTACCAAAATGGAATATAATGAAAGTAACTTCAAAAGTTACGAAGTTAGAAAGGAGTAGTAAGATGGTTGATACAAACAAACTTCGCGGCGTTATTGCTGAAAATGGCAAAACACAGGCTGATGTTGCGGAAATGATTGGAGTTACGCCAAAAACATTTTATATGAGAATGAGTAAGGGCGTTTTCGGAAGTGACGAAATTCAGGTTATGATTGATAACCTTCACATCCAAAATCCAATGGATATTTTTTTTGCAAAGAAAGTAACTTAAAAAGTTACCAGAAAGGAGAAGAGATGATGAAAAAAATGACATTTCGGCAAAAGCGTGACTTACTCGATAAGTTTGAGCCATTCATTGTCGGTGGAATCCAACTCGTAAGCGCATTGGCTGGTGCCGCTGTCGGAATAGCTATCTGCTACTTTTTCTAAATGATATGTAGCAGTTGCTGTAATCAAAGCCACAATAAAAGGAATGAGGATATTTCTCAAAAATTCCAAGAAAAGATATTCTTTGTAGAATCTGCCTTTGGATGTAACTATGAAGCTAAAACTCGATCTATCCATAGATGTGTTTACTTTCGTTACATATCCTCTATCCTGTAAATCCAAAAACGCTTGGTATGCATCTTCTCCATCAAATTTACCTATATCGGAAAGTTTGATTGAAAAATTCGTTTTAGATATTTTCTTTAATATTATTCTTTCGATTTTTAGAAGCATGTTAATTCCTCCGTTTTTGAAAATATTATATCACAGAAAGGGATGATACAGTGAGTAAAATCAAGGCTCATGCAGTTGCATTTTTTAATAAGCATTTTGTGAAGTGGAAGTTTTTGCAGAGCATATTTGTTATTCCATTCCAGAAGGATGGGAAGATGTATCTGCACATTTCACAAGTATGTGAAGATGGAACGAGAGTGGTAAAAAGAACGTTCCTCATTGAGCATCTGGTTGATGATAACTTGGCGGTTACGAACCAAACGCTCGCAGAGGAAGAAAGAGTGTTTAAAAATCCTGCATTATTTTAATCCATGTAGTATATCCGCACTCTTTGCATTCTGGTAGCATTTCGCCTTGCTTTACAGTGACGATTCCCTTTTTATTTTCGCCACCGCATTGCATACATACATATGTTCCTTTATCTGCAAACTCATATGTAGCAAATGTTTCAGAATAACCATTATCCATATTATCACCGCCTTTCCTTATTTAATAAGGAAATTATATCACAGGGAGAAAGGAAGTGAATACATGAGCGAACAGGAAAAGAAAGTTGTAGAAAAGTTGAAAGACGCGATTCCCAAAATGAACGATTTTCAGAAAGGATATGTTCTGGGAATGGTCGAGGGTTCAGCAAGCAAGGCAACCAGTGAAGAAACTGGGAACTCAAAAACGAAAGAATAAGAAGAACTGAATATTGAGATAGTTGAGAAATATGTCGAAATTTGCAGATTAAATGTGTTTGTAACACAGGAAATCAGTTGATACAATTAATATGCGACGGCGGCAGGAAATGAGTTACATTATTGCTTTATTTTCCGCATCATCTTTAGTATTTTATTTAATCTCTTTTGTACTTTTTTAATTCCTTTGTATAGGTCGATTGTCATGGATGTTATGGTTAGAATTATGAAGAAGTCGTAACCGGTAACACGCCATACCAATAATGAGATAAGTATACTAACGATTTTCATGATAACAGTTCCTTTCATGATGGCCGCCGCCGTACATTAATTGTATCAACAAAGCAAAATAGAGACAACCAGTATTTTCCAACTATCAAGCGGTAGTTGGATTTTTTATTGCAAAAAATCCGGAAAGGAGACAAATGAACGAATTAGTACATATTGGAACAAAAGAATTGCCGGTCATTGAGTGGAAAGGACAAAGAGTTATCACTACCGCACAGTTGGCTGATGTGTACGAAACAGAAACAGATAACGTAAAAAAGAACTTTCAGAGCAACAAAACACATTTTAAAGAGGGAGAACATTTCTTCTTATTAAAAGGAGCAGATCTTAAGGAGTTTAAGAACAGGGTAACTGATTTTCCCCTTGTTGGGAAAAACGCGAATCAGCTTTATCTTTGGACACGTCGAGGTGCAAGCCGTCATTGCAAAATGCTTGGGACTGATAAGGCATGGGAACAGTTTGATGCACTGGAAGAAAATTATTATAACCAGACGCAAACAGTTATTCCAACCGGCGAAGAACTTATGGCACTTGCAGTTATTGAAGCGCACAAGATGCTTGAGCAGAAAGACAAGCAGATACAGGAACTTGAAACCGAAGTTGTTGAAATGAATAACATCATTTTAGAAATGCAACCAAAAGTCAACTATGTGGATTTGATTTTGAACAGTAAATCAACAGTACTGGTAACACAGATCGCACAGGATTATGGAATATCTGCTAAAGCGTTTAATAAGATGCTGAAAGAGTTAGGAGTTCAGCGCAAAGTAGGAAAACAGTGGATTTTATACAGGCAATATCAAGGGCTTGGATATGTTCACAGTAAGACTATTGATATTACAAGGTCGAATGGGCGGTCTGATGTGGTTATGCAGACGGAATGGACGCAAAAAGGAAGATTGTTCCTGTATGAAGAGCTTAAAAAGAATGGGGTTTTACCGTTAATTGAGAGAAAGGATGATGAAGATGCTTAATTTTTACGTCATGGACGGCAAAAAGCTGATCGACTTTAAACCTAAGTGGATTAATTATGCACGAGCATTTGACAGAAAATGTAAAATGGCAGGTCTTTGGGAAAATATGACAATACAGGAGTCTAAAAGTGCTTATCCGGATGATTTCAAGAAGAATCTGTACTTGCTGATAAAACTAAAAGGGAAATCTGATTGCAAGTCGTTAAAGCGTGGAGAGTCGGACTTTGTGACAAAAGAATTTTATATTATTGAAGTGATATGTGCTATGGTGGGGACTTTGACACCAAGAGAATTTATGAATATGTTTCCTATCGAAAAGACATTCGATGGAGAAAAATACCAGTGGAAAGATTACTTCTATACAAGGAATTACATTGAGAAGTTCGGTATGGACAAACTGATAGGAGATAAAGCACCGGAATTTCTTATGGAATATCAGAACTGGGATATTACACATTTTATGGTTTATTGGATGGAAGTTGTAAGTCAGATGAATATTTTACAAGGTGGCAAAGATATCTTGCTTGAGTTCATGGAAGAACAGGGAGTAAAGCCACATACGATGCATTCCGACGGCAATTACATGATCGACGATGAAACAGGAGAAAAGTTTGAAATAAAAAGTCCTAAAAAGAAGATGAAAAAACTTTTTTCTATTACATGAGAGGATGCCTATGGAAAAAATAGCAAAGATAATTGAAATGATCGGCACCGTTGTTTTTCTGTTTTGCATCTGCATTGATGCAACGGAGTATCCGGTCACTGCTATACCTGTATTGATTGGATTACTTCTTATTTATATAGGAACAAAAATAGATGGGGAGTGGCAGGAGTATACAGAAGAGATTGTAGATTACGATTACAGAAGTGAGTCTGATGACGATGACGGTATTACCTATATCACATTTGACACTGATTACAGCAAAGAAAAGGAATCATCCGAACCGACCAAAGCTGAATGATTCCAAATCAAAGCAATAGCATAAGCTATTTGCGCCTATTTTAGCATAAGAAAAGGAGAAATTCAAATATGAGAGCAGAAAACAATAAAGTGGAACTTACAGGAACGATTATCTCAGAGCCGGAATTTAACCATGAGGTGTTTGGAGAGGGATTTTATAATATGTACCTCAAAGTGGATAGATTAAGTGGGACGGCTGATATTATCCCATTAATTATTTCAGAGAGATTAATCAATCTGAACGATAAATACACGGGCACTGCCGTTAATGTTTCCGGTGTGTATCGTTCTTATAACAAACACGAGGAAAAGAGAAATTGTCTGTTATTATATGTATTCGTCTGTGAAATTGAAAAAGCGAATCCGGGAGAGCATACAGATTTGAACAAAATCCAGCTTGACGGATATGTATGCAAAGAACCGATTTACAGGAAAACTCCGCTTGGAAGAGAAATTGCAGATTTATTAATCGCAGTCAATCGTTCCTACGGAAAATCAGATTATATCCCATGTGTTGTTTGGGGTAGAAATGCAAGATTTGTTGGTCAGTTGGAAGTAGGAACTCATATTGAGATCAATGGACGCATTCAGAGCCGCGGATATATTAAGAAATATGAAGATGGAACAGAAGAACAGAGAACAGCATACGAGGTGTCTGTAAGCAAAATCAATGTATTAGAGGAGGAAAATTAAGATGGCAGAAAATACCGTTACAATTTCCGTTGAAGAATATGCAGATCTGGTTGCATGCAGGACGAAAGTTCATACAGCATGTGCCATTATTGCAAATGAGCACCAAAGAGACATTGAGCTGATGGGAAAAAAAGGAACAACTATTGATTCAAAAATTATAGAGTCAGCTCTTGGATATGTTGACGATGAAGCATGCTTTGAAGAGGCACTTAAAAAATATAAAGAGTGGAAGGAGAAAGAAAATGAAACTGAAAATTAGATCGTTACATATGGAGAATTTCAAGGGAATTAAGAGCCTTGATGTGAATTTCTCTAATAAGACAAGTATTAAAGGACAGAACGCCGCAGGAAAAACAACTATCTTTGATGCGTTTACATGGCTTCTGTTTAATAAGAACAGTGCCGGAGAGGAAAAGTTCAATGTCCGACCACTGGATAAGGACGGCAACCGCATTGATAACGTGGAGATTAAGGTTGTAGCGGTTCTGGATGTAGATGGCAAGGGAGTTGAACTTTCCAAGACACAGAAACAGAACTGGGTTAAGAAGCGTGGAACCGATACGGCAGTATTGCAGGGGAATGTTAATTCGTTTGAGATTGACGGCTATCCGAAGAGTGAAGCGGATTTCAAGGCTTATGTTTCGGAATTGGCACAGAGCGAGGAAATGTTCAAAATGCTGACTAATCCGCAGTATTTTTCTTCTTTGAAGTGGAAAGACCAGAGAGATATTCTGATGAAACTTATTTCAGATGTTTCAGATGTAGAGCTGGCACAGACGGACGCGAAGTATGCGCCATTGCTTTCAGAATTGGAGAAAGCGCCGTCTACAGACGATATCCGTGCTAAGTTTTCCAAAGCTCTTACAGAATGGAAGAAAAAACAGGCTGAAATTCCGGTTCGCATTGATGAAGCCGAGAAATCCAAGGTTGACGTTGACGTGGCAGAGCAGGAACTTGCAAAGGCAGATCTGGTAAGAAGAATCGCTGAATGTGACAAGAAAATGGAGAATGCAGGTAGCGCATTGGGCGATTTAAGAAGTAAGGAAATGCAGTTACAGTTTGACATGTCCGGCATGGAACAGACGATGAATCGCGAGTTATCAAACAAAAGAAGCATCATGGATGCTGAATTGCGTGATTGTAAAAATGAGTTAGAACATTTTTCGGTTACGATTTCTTTGAAAGAGAAACAGATTTCTGATAACGAAAAAACTATCACTGATGCGGATACAGAGCGGAAGAAACTGGGCGAACAGTATAATTCTGAGAAAGCCAAGGCGTTTGATGAAACTCCGTATCTCTTTGATGAATCCAAGTGGATATTCGATGAATCTACAACGGTTTGTTCCTTATGCGGTCAGAAGTTGCCAGCTGATAAGACTGAGCAGTTGAAGACTGATTTTGAAGAAAGAAAGACAAAAGCCAAGGCAGATGCAAAGCGGAAACTAAATGATTCAAAAAGTGACTTTATTACCAAGAAAGAATCCAACTTGGAAGAAATCAAGGCATATGGGTTTGCGAAGAAAAATCTTATCGAGGAACTGACAAAGAAAAATGCTGATCTGCAAATGGAAATAGATTCCTTAAAGAAACAGGAGCAGGGGACTTTTACGAATAAAGAGGAACTTTGCAAACTGTTATCCGAGATCCCAGAAGAAGCTGACTATTCGCAGAATGAGGAATATGCGAAGTTAAAAGCAAGGCATAATGAAGTACTGGCAGAGATTGAAAAGCTTGAATCAAACGGAGTAGATCAGGTTGTTACTGATTTAAAAGCCGAGAAAGCCGATCTGCAGAGTCAGCTTGAAGAGGTGAACAAGGTTATTGCGCAGGCGGCTAACAATGTTGCGATTGATGATCGTATCGAAACGCTTCGTGACGAGCAGAAAGAAATCGGGCAGAAAGTTGCCGACCAGGAACAGATGCTTTACCTCTTGGAAGAGTTCATTCGCTTCAAGCTGAATAAGGTTTCTGAATCTATAAACAGCCATTTCAAGACCGTAAATTTCAAACTCTTTGAAACGCAATTAAATGGCGGTATGAAAGATTGTTGCGAGTGTACTGTGAATGGCGTTCCGTATTCAACTTTAAACAGCGGTCACAGAATTGTAGCCGGACTTGATATTATCCGCTCGTTAAGTGAATTGTACGGCGTGAGCGTGCCGATTTTTGTGGATAACGCAGAATCACTGAATGAGTTCAATGTGCCGGATATGGATGCGCAGCTAATTCTTTTGAGCGTTTCAGAGGACAAACAGTTGAAAGTGGAGGGTGTGTAAATGAAAGAAGAATTATTGAAAATAGCATCGGAAAGTTTATCTTCGGATGAAGTAAGTGAAATTGTCAAAGAAAAATTTATGAATGCATTGGGAGGAGCAATCGAAGATGCTTTTCGCTGGGGAGATGCAAAGCATGCCATTGAGGAAAAGGTAAAAGAAGTCATGGTTCCATACATTGAGAGTTATGATTTTTCAGAGTACCTTCCTAAACTTGATTCTGTTTTAACAGAGATTGTTAATTCGGATTTCTGTATTGGAAATAAAAAGATTTTGGAGAATTTTAAAGACCTTATGATGGAGCCGGAGCAGAAAGAAATCAAACTTACGGATTTGTTCAAGGCATGGATTAAACAGTGTGAAAGGGACATTGACACAGAAGATTTAGGCATTGATTACGATGATGGCATTTCTTATCAATCAGTGGAATGTGAAATGCGGTTTGAGTTGGAAGATAAACCATCATGGAGCAGTATGCAAAGAGCAGTTATCACATTTGAAAATGAGCATGATGAAAAACTGAATGTTGAAATTCCTGTGTCAAAGTGGATATGGAATAACGGAAAAGAAGAACCATATACACTTTCTGCCTATAAGGATTTGACGATTTCGTCACTTAGAAACTTGAGTGAATTTGAGGTGCTACTCTTGAGATTATCCAGAGCTGGAACGGCTATCGTTATTGATAAGGAATATGATGACAGTTATATTCGACCGGAAAAAGAACCGGAAGCGGATTTTCATTAAGAAAGCTAGGATGTAGAATGTCTAGAGTTGGAATAAGCAACAACATCACACAGCCGGATGCAAGGTGCATGTCGTGCAAGCGTTGGAAGAGTGCAAGCAAGAAAGGATTCTTTGATTTTGCGGAATCCGGACATTGTTCTCTTCCGTATTGTGAGAAAGACGCAAGAAATAAAGGAAAGAGAGGTCGTGTACATGGATGATATTGAAAAGTTGAAGGCTGAAAACTCGGATTTGCGAACAAAGGTAGACGAACTTGAGAGTAATAAATATCGCCTTGAAGGAGAACTTAGAAAGGCCACAGAAACAAACGAACGACTTTTACGGATTGTTGAGAATATGTCAAAGGGGCATTAAAAAAGGAGGGTTAACGATGCAGTATATCAAAGCAAAATTTCCAAACAGCACCAGAAGTTATACATACCGCACCGAGGATTCCGTGAAAGCCGGTGACACGGTTGTAAATGCCAAAGGCGCAAAGCTGACGGTTACGGATGAATCGGTGGATATGGCATGGGTGGAAACTTACGGTGCTGATAAGGTGGCGGTTGTGAAGAAATATGAGGAACTGGAAAGCGGTGGCGATGATGAGAGTTAATCCATGTAGATATTGTGCATTGTCTATAAACCTTAACGGAAAGCATTGTTCAAGGTATTCTTCCGAAGAGTGCGCAAAATGTGAGAACATTCAAAAACACAGGGAATACCTTTTAAGTCAGCGAAAATTCGCAGAGGGTGAGCAGATTACAAGCATTGAGGAACTTTTGAAACAGGAATGGGTAATGTGGTATCACAGTACAAAGCACATAGAGGTTTTCAAGAATATGCAACTCAATCTTGTTTTGAAATTTCTTAAAAATGGAGCATTTAAAAAAGCAATAAGGAAAGAAAGCGAGGAAAAATAATTATGGCAGAGAACACAGCAGTAGCAAAGGCAGAGGAAAAGAAAGAGGAAAAGACAGAGGTTGCACACAGCAACAACAAGGTTACAGACTATAGCCTTGGAATTTTTGGAACATCAGATAATTTCATTATGGCTATGCAGATGGCAAAGGCGTTGGCGAGTTCAACTATCGTTCCGGCAACATTCCAGAAGAACGATGCAAACTGTCTGATTGCTATTGAGCAGGCGCAGAGACTGCGAGTAAGCCCACTGATGGTTATGCAGAATCTGTATGTGATCCAGGGTAGACCGAGTTGGAGCAGTAAATTTCTGATTGCCGCAATCAATAATTCCGAAAAATTTGATATGGAATTGCAGTTTGACGAAGCAAAGGACAAGAACGGCAAGCCATTCTCATGTACGGCTTGGACTATGAAAAATGGTCGCAGGGTTGAGGGCATGGAAGTAAATATGGATATGGCAAAAGATGAGGGTTGGCTTGGTAAGAACGGTAGTAAGTGGAAAACCATGCCACAGTTAATGCTTCGTTACAGAGCGGCATCTTTTTTCTCCAGTCTGAATTGTCCGGAATTGACGATGGGGCTTTATACAAAAGAAGAAATGCAGGACAACGATTTCAAGGAATATCCGATGGAAGATTTGCAGGAACAGGTCAAGCGTGATATTTCCGAAAATGCCAATTCAGAGCCATTTGTTGTAGCTGAATCCGAAGCTATTGAGACCGGGAGCGAAGTAGTCGAATCAGAGCCAGAAAAAGTAGCCGGAGAAGTCGTTGAGAATGACGAGAACGTGCCAGACTTTATGAAGGACTAGGAGGTTGCCATGAGAGTTATATCGCAGGACGGAACAATGGATTTCCCGTATGATAACGCTTTGGTTTCTGTATATAAAGGATGTATAAATGGGCGCGTTTATGTGAGAATGCAGATATGTGGATATGATGATTCAGTAGATGTTGCAGATTATTCCACCGAAGAGAAGGCAAAGAAAGCCATGGAAATGCTTAGAGAAGAATATCAAAAATATGCAAGCCAGAATTACATGAAAGTATTTCAGTTCCCGGCAGAGGAAGAATTGGAGCAGCCTATGATTCACGTTTCATTTGACTTAGTGGATGAGTTTATTCCAAGAGTTCCAAAACATCGGTGCGAGGGCGAAAACAACACGATTAAACGGATATGCGTAGCACCAAGCATAATTGAAGCCTTGAACGCAATACCGCAAGCCGGGTTAGTGGTACGGAATATGAAATCGCTTGGCTTGCCGGTAATCATCCATTGCTACTATCTGAAAGCTGACAAGGTCATGAGTAATGATGAAGTTCAGAAATATGTGCCGGATGCGGAATTTACTAGGGAAATGTGGATATTGGAAAAACCAAAAGCTGTGAACCGTATTGATTACGAGATTACGGACTGCATTGTCAAACAGGGCGTAGATGTTTTTGGTAACGAACAGTTTGAGGTACGGCTTCCAGAGATTGAGCGAATCAAACATCAATCCAATATTGATAATTTTTTCAAGGTTTTTTGTCATAATCCGAATGAAAGAAAAATGAGAGGAATATTTGAAAAGCAAAGTTACAGAAAAGTTCTAGCGACTTTTGATGATGAGATTATCGAGAAAGCGAAGGGAGTGATTGAAAATAAAGCTTAAAGTCCTAGGTTCCGGTTCATCCGGCAACTGCTACATCCTGGAGAATGACGAAGAAGCCTTGATAATTGAAGCTGGATTGCCATTTATGGAAGTCAAGAAAGCACTGGATTTCAATGTGATGAAAATTAAGGCTGTGATTACTACCCATTTCCATATTGACCATAGTCTTTATAGCTTACAATATGTGCGAGCTGGCATTCCTGTTTTTGAACCATGCAGACCGCCGATAAAAGATTCTGAAATGCGTTTTAGAAAAGGAAATTTTGACATAAGAGCATTTGAAAACTGTGATAAATCTGGAAGATGGCTACATAACAACGGAGACGGTTCAGAGTGCCCGTGCGTTGGGTTTTACATTACGCATCCAGAGATGGGAAGCCTTGTGTATGCAACAGACACGGAATACGTCAGATGGCGTTTTAAGGACGTTAATCAAATCATGGTGGAAGCCAACTACGATATGCAGTTTGTGAACCGAGAAGAGCCAAATTACGAACACAGATTAAGAGGCCATATGAGCTTACCAACGGCACTTGACTTTATTTCTACTAACGATAATCCGGCATTGAGAAATGTCGTTCTAATACACTTATCAGATAAAAGCGGAGATCCCGCACTATTCAAACAAAAGACAGAAGAAACAGTTAAATATGGAGCAAATGTTTATATTGCAGAAAAAGGATTAGAGGTTGATATGAACCTTTGCCCGTTTTGATAGGTTGAAACACCAATGTGAAAGCATAAAAGAAACCAGTTTATGCGGTATCTGACTTTGGTATGGAATTTAATATATCACAAAACTAAATTGAAAGCCATGAGATACCTTTGGCGGTTGCTAAGAGTGACCGCCAGAAAGGAGAATACGTGTTAATAATTGAGGATAAAGGACAGAAAGAGGGCTTACATATCCTTAAGAATAGATATTTTAAAAGCCACGATATGGAAGTCTTGCGTGCACCATTGCCGGTTGGAGATTATATAATTGCTACAGACAAGGTATCGGATGTTATCCATAGAAAATCAGCTAGAAAAATGGAACTTAAAAAGATGGATTTCCTTGGCACATATGATGTTTCCGTTGACACGAAAAAGGACATGCAGGAAATTGTAGGGAATCTCTGTGGAAAAGCACATCCGAGATTCCGTGACGAGTGTATTTTGGCGCAGAACAACGGAATTAAGCTATATGTGCTTGTAGAGAATACAGACGGAGTTAAATGCGTGCAGGACGTCTTTAAATGGCAAAATCCAAGACTTCACAGGTATAACAAGATTGCATTTATGCACAGTCAAGGAAAATGGCTGAATAAGCCGCTACCGAAAGCAAAACCTACATCCGGTGAAACTCTTGAAAAAGCTATGTTGACAATGCAACTTAAGTATGGCGTTGAGTTCGTATTTTGTCGCCCGGAAGATGCTGGGGCAAAGGTTATTGAATTGCTTGGAGGTAGTGAAAATGGCGGAGAATAAGCGGTATTACTGGCTTAAGCTGATGGATGATTTCTTTGATAGCAAACGAATCAAAAAACTCCGTAAGATGGCTGGCGGTGATACATACACGATCATATACCTTAAGATGCAGTTGTTGTCATTGAAAAAGGGCGGCTACTTAGAGTATTCCGGTTTGGAAGATGAATTTTACAAAGAGATTGCCCTTGATATTGACGAGGACGAAATCAATGTTCAAGTTACGATTCAGTATCTTCTTTCCTGCGGATTGATCCAGACAGCCGACAATATCGAGTATCTTATGCCTTTTGTGCAAGATAACTTAGGAAGCGAGACGGCAAGCACTCGTAGAAGTCGTAAATCTAGGGAAAATGCACAAAAAGCGTTGCAATGCAACAGTGGAGCAACGGAGTGCAACATTTTGCAACAAAATTGCAATGTAGAGATAGATATAGAGAAAGATATAGATACAGATATAGAGATAGAGAAAGAAAATACAAAAGAAAGCGTGCCTGCATCTGATTTGGACTTTGACGCGGAATGGGGATGGGAATACACGATCAATGCATATCCAAAGAAAACGTCGTTAACGTCTGCCAAGGTAGCATGGATGGACAAGCTTTTAGAAGTTATCGAGCCGAACAGGAAAGCCGTTGCAAAGCTGATATATGAGGCTACAGTGGCATATGTTACTGACTATATAGAGAAGAATCCGGATGATACGAATTATCGCTACATACCAAAATACGGAGACTGGCTGAAAGAGGACTGTAATTACTGGATTCGCCAAGTAGAGAAACGAAAGCGAGGTGAGAGCAGTTGACGGAAGCAGAAATTGGAGTGATCGGATGTGTATTGATTGACAATGATTCCATGTACAAGATTTACAACAAATTGAAGCCGGAAATGTTCAGCTCTGAATTTTGCCAAGATGCTTTTGCTGAAATGCTTGCCATGTATGATCGTGGAGAAAACATTAATGTCGTTTCACTGTCTCAGTCACTTGAAAACCACAAATGGGAGCCGGAAATGATTGCCGGGGAGCTTAAGGAATGTATTGCCGCAACTCCGTTATCGACAGCAATGAAAAACTATGCGGATGCAGTCATTAAGGATTGGCGGGCAAGGGAAACGAAAAGCCTTTTCCAGAGAGTGAGCCTTAGACCATGTGATATTGATAATTCGATCGCGGAAGTTCTTACAAGGCTTGAAGAAATCCAAGTTAATCAGTTGAAGAAATCTAAGTTGATGAAGCAAATCGTATCAGAGAACAAAGATAAATACTTCAATGATGATGTGGGAGAGGACAGGGTAAAGACAGGATTTTACCATCTTGACGATTGCCTTGGCGGTCTTGAAGGCGGAGACATTACAGTTGTTGCCGCGAGACCGGGAGTTGGTAAGTCTGCTATTGTGGCACAAATAACCGAGAATATGGCAAGAAAAGGCTATAACACTTGTTACTACAACATGGAGATGAACAACAGTCAGATTTATGAAAGGTTTGTTTCAAGAATGTCAAAGATTGGTCTGACAAGAGTTCGCAGGGCAAAGGCTTTTCTTGGTGGAGAGAAAGAAGCCTTTGACAAGGCAAATGATGAGCTTGAAAAATATCCGATCACAATTGACGATCAGACAAATGTTATTGAGGAAATGAGAACGCAATGCAGGCATCAAAGATATGACGTGATCGTAGTTGACTATCTGCAATTGGTACGGTGTAACCGGAAGTTCAATAATCGTGCATCCGAAGTCGGGGAAGTTTCGAAGCAATTCAAAGCACTTGCGAGAGAGCTTCACGTTCCGATCATCCTATTGTCACAGCTTAACCGAGTATCGGAAATGAATGTAACGAAAGAGCCTACAATGTCCGAATTAAGAGAATCCGGAGATATTGAGCAGGATGCTTCCAATATTATTCTTATGTGGAATTTGGATGAAGACAGAAAATTTAAAGGCTTGAAAGTTGAAAAGAATCGACAGGGTACACCGTTTAGAGAAGTTGTTCAGTTTGAAGGTGATCGTATGGAATTTATCGAGCGAACCGAAACCATTGAACAGATTCAAGCACGGATGCGACAGAAAGACGGTTTCCGAGAAGTATGTGGCAGCACACCATTTGATTAAAAGGTGAATGATTATGGCAAGTAAGAAATTTGAAAAAGGTTCCGAAGAATGGCAGTTTTTTAATGACTATTATAAATTCCGGCAGCAGTTTTATGAAGCTGATAACGAAGATGAGTGGTTCCAAGGAATGATGGAAGCAGGGGAAATGCTAATTAAAAAATATGCACGGACAAATATATCAAAATATGTTCAAAGTCTTGTATTTAGCCATTTTGAGGATGTAGAGAGGAGATGGAAGAGCAAATGAGTAATGCACTGGCAAGAAAGAAAAAGCGGATGCAGCCACTTGGATATTCCAAGAGTGAACTGATCGGAATACAGAGACACGCCAAGGCACAAAGCAATGCGGATTATCTAATAGAGGAATCCTATTATAACGTCCGTATGATGGCATATCAGGCACTGCATGATAAGTTCGGATTCGGACACAAAAGAATCATAAAGGTTGAGCAGACTATTGATGCATATGTGGAGAATGCAAAGGATGGAACGACAGGCGAGGAACTTGGTTTTTATCTGAAAGATAAATGCAAGATTGACGTGCGAGAGGAAACTAATAAGATTCCGTATCGTGAGAGCTTTTATCTGGTAGAGAGAAAGATTGCACCGAACTGCATGATACAGGCAAATAAGTTTTTACTGGCACAGGTATTTAATTATTTTGCTATGTTGGGTGTCTGCCTTAAAACACAGTTTAAATTTTCGGGAAATCAGATCAGACAGGTTTATGAGAGAATCAGATATTTGATTAACTGCCTTGCTACCGGATATGAAACCATGACGGGGATCGCAAGTGTATTGGAATGGGAATGTAAGTACATTGACAAGCGTTTTATCGGAAAGACGTATGAAATATAGGAGGAATGGTTGATGGACAAGTTAGCTGTGGAACTGCAGGATGGATATTTTGTGGAGATTGATTCTCTGAATCACACCCTGAGACAGAGATATGCCGGACAGGATAAGGACGGCAATGAAAAAGAAAGCGTTCGAACAATCGGATATTTTGGAGACATGAAACAGTGCATTAAGGCTTTGTTAGATCGTTATCCGAGTGAGTTATCCGAAAAGGCGCAGATTTCCTTTAGTGAATACTTGGAACTGTTGGATAAGGCTTATACGAGGTCAGAACAGCTTGTGAACAGGATCGGAAAGGAGCAGGAAAATGCTGAATAGAGAAAAATATGCGGAAGAGATTTTAAATATTGCGTGTGATGGATGCAATATTGCGTTAATTAATGGGAAACTGGAAAAATGCAGGGGAGTCTGCGATAAATGCGATTTTTGCGATAATGACATTAGAAATGCTGGTCGTTGCAGAGAAAAAGCAAAAGAATGGGCGAACGGCCAGTATGTTGATTGGAGCGAAGTTCCAGTCGATACACCGATTTTGGTCAGAGATTCTGAACTTTTTGCGTGGAGCAAAGAACATTTTGCAAAATATGAAGATGAAACGGTTTATACATGGGATTACGGAAAAACGTCATGGAGCACATACGACGGTAAAATGAGTAGCTATAAATATGCTATGTTGCCGGAAAGTGAGGATCAGAATGAAAATAAGCAGGATTAAAAACCGGATATCTGAGGTAGCAACAGAAGCCTGTGGATATTCTCCACTAACAAAAGTGGTTTCGGAGGAAGAAATCAACAGGATTTTGGAGCAGGAAAGCGGATGGATTCCAGTAAGTGAGAGACTGCCGGAAGAATCTCTTAATAGTGTAATTGGATGGGATACATATCAAAACCGTTGTTGCTTTGTACAATATTTGGGAGGACGGTTTGTCCTCGGTGATGATATTGATAGTGTAAATGTCACAGCCTGGATGCCACTGCCGGAGCCGTACATGGAAAGCGAGGAAAGTCATGATTGAGTGTATAAGAACTGCGGCACGGGATAGTAAAACGGAACGCATTAAAGTTTCCTGCTTAGATATTATCGTAACAATGAAAGGAAAAAAGCCATATTACGAAATCAAGTACAAGGAAATTGGAGAGGACTATTATCATGTTGGCTACAGTTCCTATAAGCTAGAAAATGTTTTAGCTTGGAAGGATGAGTGCCTTGAGATTGTGAAAGAATGCAGACCGCAGACCAATGCAGACCGGATCCGGAGCATGACGGATGAGGAGTTGGCAGATTTTATTATCAATTTTGACAACCGTTTTGGTAAGGAATATGAGGGAGAACAGAGTTGTCTGTCATGGTTACAGAAAGAAAGCGAGGAATGAAGATGCAGGATAGATATTTATTCAAGGCAAAACGCAAGGATAATGGGGAATGGGTGGAAGGTTTTTATTTTTGTATGACGCATACTGATGGTAGGCACACACACCATTTCATTATTCCATTAGGAGCAGATTTGAGCCTAGGGACACCTGTTGAAAAAATACAGGTTGAGGTCGATCAATCTACCATCTGCCAGTGTACAGGTCTTAAGGATAAGAACGGCAAGCTGATCTGGGAGAATGACGTTTGTGATAGAAAAGAAGAATATCCGGAAATTGTAAAATATAATAATGGCGATTGGACGCTTGATTATAGTTACTCAAAAGATAGAGAAAGCGGATATTGCTACTGTAATTTAGGATTTTACGTACTCGAACGAAAGTGTGTAGAAGTTATCGGCAACGTTTTTGATAATCCGGAACTGTTGGAGGTGTAGGATGCCGAGAACCATAGTGTATAAAGCGGGAGGATTTACAAATTGTGGAATCGGTTACACAAAATTCAGTCAGGAGGAATTGGCAGAAATGAAAGATAGAGTCATGACGGAGAATGAAGCAATTGAAGAATTAAAATATGATTGTAACGAACTTGGAAAAGCGATTCCGTGTGATACATCATGGGGGAAATCTTTTGAAAATGCTTATGCAATGGCAATAAACGCACTGGAAGAGGTACAGAAATACCGGAAAATCGAAAAAGACTTAAAAGAACGTTATCATGCCAACGTAGATATTCCGCTTTTGATGCACCACTTTATCGAAACGGTGTTTGAAGGGGAGAAGCATGAGGGATTTTGCCTTTTAACAAACGAGGATGCTAAGGTGTGGGAAGAATATAAGGCGATCGGCACACCGGAAGAATGCCGGACGGCGGTGGAGAAGCAGACAGCAAGGAAAGGAATAAGAGAAAAGATAAAGAAAGGATACAATAGAGGAATGCATCACTATTATTGTCCTGTTTGTTACGAGAAGGGAGATTTAAGAAACAAGTATAATGTTGGGTTATATTGCAGTGGCTGTGGTCAGAAATTAGATTGGGGGGGATGAAGAATGAACGAAACATTGAAGCCATGTCCGTTCTGCGGTGGAAACGCAATGTTCTTAACCATTACAAATAAGTCATCACAATCATCTGTTGGGGTAATGTTCAAAATCAAATGTATGAAATGCAGAATAGAATTTCCAAAAAGCTATGAATGTGAGATGTACATGGATCAGGACGGAGGCATCAGAACAGGGAAAGACGAGCGAACGAAAGCAATTACAGATTGGAACAGGAGGGCGAACGATGAGACTGATTGATGCGGATGCGCTGAAGAAAGATTTAAAATCGGTTACTTTAAGCAATGGAACTTTAGTAAATACAAATGCAGTATTGTATTTACTAGAAGAATATCCGACGGCTTATGATGTAGACAAGGTTCTGGAACAGTTGGGAAAATTGAAGAAAGCAGAGCAGGACAGACCAGATGATTGCGACGAGGACGGATGCGGAGACGGCGAACAGATCTACGATGATGGGAGAAGCCAGGGAAGATTTGAAGCATTTGGCAAAGCAATCCAGATTGTGAAAGGCGGTGGAGTGAATGAATAAACAATGCGAGCATTGCGACAAGGCAGATTACAAGAAATATGGTAGTGACTATTTTAAGTGTAAAAAACCTTGCGAAAGAGCAAAAATGTGCAAAAGGAATAATGAATCGTTTATGAAGATGTTGAGAGGTGGTGGAGTAGATGAAATGGAATAATAAAACAGTAGTAGAGATGTCTGGCGGTTCGTTAAGCTCAAGCGCCAGAGAACTTGCAATGGCGATAAATCATAATGCAGAGGTCTTAAGAGAAGCAGTACAGAAGATAGAAAAATTGAACGAGGAAGTTGAGCAATTAAAGGGAGGCAGTGGAGTGAATGGCAATTAAACCGATTTTATTCAATACAGAAATGGTTCTGGTGATTCTGGACGGGAGAAAGAGTTGCACGAGGAGAATTTGCAAAGATGCAAATGAGCGTACTGTACCGGATATGGATTTTTACAATGCGGACAGACGCACTTATGCAGTACATAATTATGCGGATAAAAAACACACAGACAAGTTAAGTATAGCAGAACGTAGTTGTCCGATATGTCCGGGCGATATTCTTTATGTCCGGGAAACATGGGAACATTTTGAATGTTGTTGTTGCGAGGGAGACGAACATGGAAATTGTTACCAAGAACCACAACAGAGCACCTTGAATAAAAGCTGTGGCTGTTATATGTACCGGGCAACAGATGAAATATATGGAGATGCAAGGTGGCACCCATCCATCCACATGCCGAAAGAAGCGGCGCGTATCTGGCTTAAGGTTACGGATGTGAGAGTGGAACGGTTGCAGGATATTACATCTGAGCAGATTGGTAGAGAGGGTGTAGAGGTGGAATATCCTCATGTGTTGAATGGAGAAGAAAAAAGATATGCGTTTTCGACTCTTTGGAACAGCACCATTAAGAAATCCGACCTTGGCCAGCACGGCTGGGATGCAAACCCGTGGGTTTGGGTTATCGAATTTGAGCGGTGCGAGAAACCGGAGGAAATATGAGCAAACGACCAGAAATTACGAAAGAACTTTCTTTAGCACTTGAAAGATATATAAATCCCAAAAACGACACAAGAATTTATATGGCTAAAGAAGTCACGTTTGATTATGCCACAGGACACGCTATCAGAGTGGATTACATGAGATTTAAGCCTGTGAACAATACAGTCTCTGGGATTGAGAAAGGGGACTTTTACTGTTACGAGATAAAATCTTCTGTTGAGGATTTTCATTCGGGACATGGTTTGAATTTCATCGGTGACTACAACTATCTTGTAATGCCGGAGGAAGTATATGCGATTGTATCAAAAGAAATCCCATATTTTGTTGGCGTGATTGTGCCAACAGAAAGCACTTGGCGGAATAACTGGAGAGAACTGACCGTAATCAAGAAAGCAAAGCGCAGAAGTAGAGAAAAAGCATTATCGGAAATGCTTTTTATGATGTTTCGTTCCGCGGCGAGAGACAGATATAAATTATCTTAGTTGGAGGTAAAAAAATTATGGCTAAAGCAGTATTGGTTATGGATATGCCTGAACAGGTGTGCCAGAAATGCACATTGTGCTATGAGACAGAGAATGATGACGAATATCTGTGCTGTGCGACAGGAAAACTTGTACCAGACGGAAAAAAGCCGGATTGGTGTCCACTCCGGGAACTGCCGGAGAAAAGATACCAGAGTTGAAATCTGGTTATGAAGATCTCAGCACATCAATACGTCGGGTGGGTTGGAATGCCTGCTTAGATGAAATTTTGAAAGAATCTCAAAATGAAGGAGGGGCCAGCAAGACGAATCCCACTGGCTAGTTATGAAAAAGAATCTATATAAAAAGGTTATTTCCTTTTGACAGTTATTAATATAGCTATGCTACGTGAAAAAGGTATGACACAAATTTGAAAAAAGTGTAAAAGAAGATTGATGTACGGTTAGGTTGAGAAAAACCGACGGAAATGAGGTGAATATATGAAATACTTTATAATTAATAATCTTTGTACAATCATCACTGCGTTAGTTGTAAATAAAATTGTAGCTATCTACTATATGAAAATAATAGATAGCTATGTAAATGATATCGTTGCAATGCTTAAAGAGTTAATCAGGACAACATATATCGAGAAATGAAACACCTAAAGGAGTTGGTTTTATTAAACGTTTTTGTAATTGAAATGTACAATCTGGATATTGATTTTGAATTTGTAGCATTTCATCACATTGCTCATATTTAAAATAAGCAGCGTCATCATATATGGAGAGCGATGAAGGAATTTCAACTAGCCCTTGTTTAGATAGAAAACTGATGGAAAGAGATTGGCGTTCATATATAGTACATTCTGAGTTTTCTAAAAATATATTTTGCAACACCACGGCATACAAAGATGGGCTATCAGATGTTCTAACAATATTGCAAATTGGTAACTGATAATTATCAAATATTAGTTTTAAGTTTTGAGCATCTAGTGGTGTCATGGTTTTTAATATATCCGAAAAAGAAGGGTGAACAATATCCTGTTTTTCAATATCAAGCGATGATGAAATTAAATTTGCAAACATTTCACGTAGACTTGGTTCTTCAACACAGTATTTTGCATTTTCTAATGCAGGCATTACTATTTGGGTATTTGCTTCGACACGATTTTCTTTTGGAATAGAAGTGATTTTTGAACTTAAGGATTGCTTAAATTCTTCTAAGTCTTTGGCATATTTTAATTTACGTTTTTCGGCTAATTGTGAAATACCGCCAAAGACTAAAAACCAACAATCAGATAATGTTTGACCGACATTTTTGGAAGGCAAATCTGTAAGATTTTTTAATGCATTATCAACTGATTCTGGCAAATCAGCATTTAAAACGCTGAAGTTATTAGTTGTATCCTTAGACATAAAAATTCCTCCTTATGTGTAAATTAAAATCATTATACATCAAAGAGGTAAAAACTACAATAATATGAAAGGAGCCGGAACCTATCCGGATAAAAGGCGCGCCGGGTTCCTTTAAAAAAATGATACATGGAGAATTGATAGTTGACAATTTTGCCGGTGGGGGCGGTGCTTCCACTGGAATAGAACTTGCAACCGGATATAGCGTAGACATTGCAATCAATCATGATCCAGAAGCAATTAAGATGCATAAGGCGAACCACCCGAACACGAAGCATTATTGTGAAAATGTGTGGGCGATTGATCCAGTCAAGGCATGTAACGGGCATCCTGTCGGACTTGCCTGGTTTTCCCCGGACTGCAAGCACTTTTCAAAGGCGAAAGGAGGAAAGCCAAAGGATAAGAATATCCGTGGTCTTGCATGGGTTGCCTTACGATGGGCGGGGCTTGTCAGACCGAGAGTAATCATGTTGGAGAACGTGGAAGAGTTTAAAACATGGGGACCGTTAAATAGAGGGCATCATCCGATTAAGGAAAAGCAAGGCAAGACATTTGAGCGGTTCGTGCAGCAACTTCGGAATTTGGGCTATGAAGTGGAATTCCGTGAGTTGATCGCCGCTGATTATGGTGCGCCGACCATGCGCAAACGATTCTTTATGGTTGCAAGGTGTGACGGAAAGCCGATTGTATGGCCGGAGCCGACACACGGACCGGCGGACAGCGAAGCTGTAAAGGTGGGATTGCTGAAACCTTATGTCGGAGCATACACACAGATTGATTTCAGCCGACCATGTCCAAGTATCTTTGATACTTCAGAAGAAATCAAAGAAAAATACGGAATCCGGGCAGTAAGACCACTGGCACAAAAGACGATGGACAGAATAGCCAGAGGATTTAAAAAATTCATCCTTGATAATCCGGAACCGTTTATTATCCAGTGCAACCACGGCGGTGAACGTAGACCAAACGATATTCGGGAGCCGATGCCGACCATAACCGGGAAGCATGGATACGGGATTGTAGAGCCGTATATGGTGCAGATCGGGCAGACCGGATTCACAAAAGATCGAAGCAAGGATGTGCGGGAACCACTCACAACGATTGTGAGCAAAAATGAGCATTGTCTGATTGAACCAATGCTTGCACCATACATGGGAACGAATACGACAAATCATCCGGGCGGAAATTGCAGAGATCCGATACATACGATCACCACAGGTAATCAACAATGCCTTATTAGCCCGACGCTTATTCAGTACCATTCAGAAACAGCAAAGGACGAAGTAAGAGGGCAGTTGATTGAAGAACCTATTATGACAGTTGATAGCTCTAATAGATACGGACTGGTAACATCGTTTCTGCATAAATATTATGATGGTGGTTACAAAGGTGCAGGAGAAAGTATGGAGAAGCCGCTACCGACAGTGACAGCATGGGATCATAACAGTGTGGTTACGGCGAATTTAATTCAGATGAACAATCACTGTGATGGAAGAGATATGCGTGATCCTATTCCGACAATTACCGCCGGTGATGGACATTTTGGAGAGGTCAGGGCATTTCTTGTGAAATACTATGGACAAGGAACGGGACAGGATCTGAAAGAACCGCTTGATACAATACCAACGCATGACAGATTTGGACTGGTGACAATCAAGGGTGTGGATTATCAGATTGTAGATATCGGACTGCGGATGCTGGAGCCGAGAGAGTTATATGGATGCCAAGGATTCCCGGATGATTACATAATAGACCATGATTATACCGGAAAGACCTACCCAAGAAGCGAACAGGTGCGCCGCTGCGGCAATGCTGTGTGTCCACCGATACCGGCAGCACTGGTCAGAGCAAATTTGCCAGAATTGTGTGTTGCAAAGCGGATGCCAAATATGCAGATAGAAGCAGAGCAGACCGGACAGCTCCGGTTTGCGTAAACCTTAAATTTTTCGGAGGTGTTGCCATGAATTTATTTGAAAAAGTAAAATGCAAAGGCTTTTATAAGCCATTTAAAGACGGAAGATGGCTGTATCTCGACAGGAAAACATTAACTGCTGATGCAATGGACAATAATCTGGCAGATGGAAACAATGATGGCACTGTCGAAAAAAATGTTGAATATATCGAGAAAACTTATTTCAAACACGTTGATAAGAATTTCACAGGTGTAATTGTTGGATATAAGGATATTGTCATCAAAGGCTATCTTGATGCGATTTATGAAGATGAATGTGATGTAGGTATCGGAGTCATTCCAGAAGCGTTTTATGTATCGAAAAGAGCAAAAGAAACGGTAAAATGTGCTGTTGTTTATTATGCGAACAATTTAAAACATTATGTTCCATTGGAAGATTTGGAGGTGCTGTCATGATACAGACAGCAGAAGATAAAGTGAAAGAGTACTGCCAGTGCATCCGCAGAGAAATAGAACACTGGAAAGTTATCAATCAGAACGGGTGTAATGATCCGTTCTGGTCCGATGGATGCAATATGAATCTAACACGGAATCATATCATTTATTATCAGTCAAAGATCCATGAGGCCTGCACAGAAAATCAGTTGCCATTACCGGAGGAATATTATTTATCCATACCGCCGGAAGTGGACAATAATTATATGGCAAATCTTAAGCAGAAACCACGGGTTGAGAGATTGCGTCAGATGGGAAGAATCACAACCGGACGTGTTTACCAGTACGACGAGAACCAGATGAGTTTATTTTAGAACCAGATAACAAAACCAAGAAGAGAGGAATGGTCATCTCATGAAAAATATAATAATGGATTTCGGTCTCTATTATGAAATTGTCAAAAAGAAAATCAAATTAAAACTATGGTCAGCCGAGTACTCAAAAGGATATTTATATTTTTTCTTGAACAATGTCGCAGATGTGACGGAAGAACAGTATAACGAGTACTCAAAGATGATCGATGAACTTTGAGAAAGAGAGGAAAAACAATGAATGAAATGAAAATCAGAATATCATTATACTTTGAAATTAAGGATTCAGAAATGTTTGGCGGAGAGAGTTCCGTTGGATATACAGAGCAGAATATAGGTTTTACAGTCACAGAAGAAAAGCCAAGGATTTTTGAAGAAAGTGCATACGACTATGTGAAAAGAGCCATTGCAAACATGGCGAAAAGTTTAGGCGTGAGTGAGGAATGCATCAGGACCATCAGCAAAGAGGAATATGAGGAAAATACGGAGGACTAATGCAGTGCGGAAGAAACTTATAACAGCCATCATAACTGTAGCACTCCTGATCGCCGGATGCAGTGATACAGCAAATGTCAGTGCGGGACAGGAAAACACAATGGTACTGGTGGGAAGTGGACAAGAATATCTTATTTATGCAGATAGTGACACAGGAGTGATGTATTTATATATCACAATAAGCACGGGCGGCGGTCTTACCGTTATGCTAAATGCTGATGGTACACCGAAGATCTGGCAGGGAGAAGAATAAAATATTGGAGGATAGTGGCTTATGAAGTTTTCAAAACTGACTAAGCCAGAGCTTGAAACAATTATTGAAAACGCCAATTTCACGGAGCAGGAAGAAGAAATATTTTATCTTCTTGCCCGTGGACTTATTTCAAAAGAAATAGCCATGAGACTATGCGTATCAACAAGAACAGTGGAAAGAAGAATTTTTGATATTAAACAGAAAGTAAAAAAGTTAGAAGGTGAGTTAAACGGGAAATCTTTCAAATAGTGAGTTGTTGAATATTGCCATCGAAAATGGTATTATCAACATAGACACCATTCAGAAAAAAATTGAAATGAACGAAAGGAAAAAATTTATTGAAAAACACACTTACAGCATTTGGCAAGGAAAAGATGGAAAGTTTTACACATATTTGCCAGATGAAGATAATAAGAGAGGAAAGAGACTTGTAAAGAGAACATCTGAAAAAGCAATTGAAGATGAAATAGTAAAGTTCTATAAAGCTAAGGAGGATGAACCTACAGTTATTCAGGTATATTCTAATTGGATTTCTGAAAAACTTGAATATGGTGAAATAACAAGACAGACAAAGGACAAGTACGAGACAAATTTTAAAAGATTTTTTGAAAATAAGTATTTGCCGATTGCAAATAGAAAAATCCGGTACATTGATGAAGAAATATTGGAATCATTCATAAAAACAGCTATTTCAAAACTGGAACTTACGCAAAAAGCTTATTCTGATATGCGGATATTGATTAACGGAATTTTCAAATATGCAAAGAAAAAACATTATACCAGCCTGAGCATAACCAGTTTTATGGGTGATTTGGAAATTTCGGAAAAGTCATTTAAAAAGAACCATAAGTCAGACTGCGAATTGGTATTTTCTAAGGATGAGGAACTTTTAATTGAACGATTTGTAATGGAAAATGAGCCTACATTGATAGAACTTGGCATTATTTTGGCATTTAAAACAGGATTGAGAGTTGGGGAAATATCTACCCTCTCATGGTCTGATGTCGGAGAAAATAAGATACATATATCAAAGACAGAAATAAGATATAGAGATGATAATGGCAAATATGTATTTGATGTTCAAAATTTTCCTAAAAGTGATGCCGGGTTTAGAGATGTTATAATTACCGCAGATACCAAAGAACTTATGAGAAAAATAAAAATGCTCAATCCATTTGGGCAATATATTTTTATGAAAAACGGTAAACGAATAAAAGGTCAGGCATTTACAAGGCGGCTATATGTGATATGTGATAGAATAGGAATTGGTGAACGTTCAATTCACAAGGCAAGAAAGACATATGCAACAAAGTTGATAGATGGAAATGTTCCAGAATCGGTAATAAAAACACAAATGGGGCATACAGATATCAGAACAACTCTCGATCATTACTATTTTAATAACAAGACAGAGAGTGAAATGCAGGAATATATTGCAAAAGCATTATCAATGTAAAAGGTAACACGAGGTAACACCTTTGGAGATAAAGAAATTCAGTATTTATGCGGGTTTGAGAGAATTGATACCGAGTTCGAATCTCCCTTCCGCTACTTTATTTTTGTTTAAGAAAACCTTGTGAAGC